TTATGCGAAAGTTAAAAATCCTCTATATACCGAAAACAACGCATTTTCGCCTTTTTGAACATTTCAATTTTCAAAGGCGGCGAGATGGTAAGAGTTTTTATAACCAACCATTTTTCGGTACTTTTAAGCGTTTTGTTTTTTAACTTACACCAAATTTACACCAAATACACCGTTTTACATAGCAATATATTGTTCCATTTCTTTCGCAACATCATCCGGTTTCTTATGGGTATACACATCTAATGTCGTAGAAATATCTGAATGTCCCATTACTAATTGCAATGTTTTTACATTCATACCTTTTTCAACCATGCGGCTACAGAATGTATGCCTTAACACATGAGGTGTTATTTGCGGTAATTCTCCAAGACCAAGTTCAATATGCTTTTTTCGGACTTCTCTCATTGACCCCTCTAAATTTCTTCTTGTTTTTGGAAAACCCAAGTGGTTTATAAAAACAAATCCAGTATATCCGTCAATTGCATATTCGACTTTAGGTCTAACTTCTGTCCTTTTATGCATAAATGCTTTTCTTGTTGCGTCATTCATGGCAAGTATACGGTTACCTGCTTTTGATTTTGGTGGAAGAACAACGTATTTGCCACCAATCCTATGCAATTGCTTATTTACATTTATTCTTCTGTTTTTGAAGTCTACATCCTTAAATGTAAGTCCATATAATTCACTTACCCTCATTCCAGTATTCAAAAGAATCACCACATCATCATAGATATGTCGAAACCATCCATGATTGGAAATAAATTCAATATAATAATTTTCATCTTCTTCACTCATCGAAAATCTTTGCTTTGAATCGTTTTCGATTATGTTTGATAAAGTGAATAGAAATGGATTTTTGACTATATAATCATCCTCAACTGCCATTTGAAAAGCCGGTTTCAAAAGTGTTTTTGCATTTTGAACCGTTCCATACGAATACCCTATATTGCTTAAGGTAATCATATATCGCTTTGCCAAAGATGTTTTTATGTCTTTGATTGGAATATCCAATATCTGTATCTTGTCAAGCATATTTATTAGGTATCTATACTTCTGTTCTGTTGTTATGCGGACTTTTTTTAACGATAAATATCTTTCTATCAGTTCCCGGACTGTTATTTTATTGCTTTCCCAAGAAACACCAGATATTATTTCAGTTTTTGTTACTTGCAACTCTTTTTGTCGTAGTTCATTTAATGTTCTGGCATATATTGTTTGACGTTTCTTTGATAAATCAGTCCACCGGTACATATAAGTACCGTCAGTTCTTTGGCTTTCTCCTTTCTCTAATACTCTTCCTTTGTTATCTTTTCTGCTTGGCATACACATTCTCCTTTCTTAAAGAAAAGAGCATTGTTAAAGGATAATTATACCACTAACAACGCTCTATAGCAAATAATAGGTACTTATAGAAAGTTACAAAACCATTGTCCTGTCAAGATATTCTTCCATCTTTTTCCTTTTTATAAGGTTTTTTCTTCCTATAACAAGAACAAGTTCATTTCTGTTTTCGTTCACAATTTCCCTCATTCTATCCTTTCCAATATTAAAATAAGCCGATGCTTCTTCAATAGTAAGGTTATACTTTTCACATACTGGAATTTCTTTTTTCACTTCTATCATCTCCTTTGCCTTATTTATTTTCCAATCAATCCTTGATACTCTTCTTATGACGGTTGATTCCGACATATTGCATTTCATCTCTATTTGTCTTAATGTATAGCCTTTTGATATGCATTTGAATATTTGTTCTTCATCTTCGGTGAAATTGCAAATTTTTTCAATTTCATCAAGTTCCGGCTTAGTCAATGAGGATAAATACTTTCCTAATCTCATAAGCCTTTTCCTTTCCTATAATTTTTTGTTTGGTTTATTGGCTTCATCAACCAACGCAATTAACAACTCCTGCGTTTTTCTCGGAAGTTCACTATGTTTGATTTCCGCAATTACTTCTCTGTACTGTTCTTCTGATAATCTTTCCATGGTCTATTTCTCCTTTTTAATATAATATTCCGCTCTCTTGTAATTCTCTTCTTGCTTCATTCGCTTTCTGCGAGCGTGCTTTTTCAACATTCATCTGATAGTGCTTTTCGCATACCTTGTATCCATCTTTTACTTTTCCACCGCAAAAGCAACACAAACCGTTTTCAATCCATGTTTTCTTTTTCGTACTAGCCTTTGCTCTCTGACTATTTCTGCTTTTCTCCCTGCATATTCCACAAGTCAAGTACCCGTAATCGGCTTTTCGCTTACGGCACCGTGGACAAATACCTTTTTCTACGTCCTGCTTATATGTAAGTTTCGCCCATTCCTTGTGTTCTTGGTTATATCTCTTTCGTGCTTCTTCACTTTTGTTTCTTCGATTATTGCATTGTATTGATTCATTTGCACGGCATTCCGGGCATGATGATTCACTACTGCCGATTGGAACCTTTCTGCAAATAGGACATATGCCAACTTCTTTATAGCATTGTTTATTTCTTCTTTCGTTCTCCGACTTTTTACTGCGACAACTTATACATCGTAAGCCGTCTCTATCTAGTGGTTTTCCACAATCAATGCAAAGTCCGTTCTGCTTTCTTCTATCGTACAATCGTTTTTGATAGATATTGCTCAAACAAACACCTCACTCATCCTCATCTGATTTAAGGATTCGGACACCGCATTTCTCTCTGACTTTATCTATATACCAATCAACATTAAACTTTGTTGGGTCTTCATCCATCTTTACTGATTCATCGGATATACGTTCAATAAGCCGATTGATTCTTTTGTTTCCAAATCCAAATTCTTCGCAAAGTGCAAGAAACATAATTCCGGTAGCAAGTTCAAATCCCTCATTCTTACCAGTTATATATGCCCTTGCCATAAGTTTTGTTTGTGTTGGCTTACTGCCGGTCAATTTCTCTTGCACACGTTTTTCTCTCCGCATTGCTGCTCTTTTGTTTACTGCCATATTATCTGTCCTTTCTAGTATTTTTACTTAGTCAATTATTTTTGAATTATTATTTATGCCACCGCCTTTCATAATCTCGATTGCTTCACATTCTTCCATATTTCCTCCTATTCTGCTTCTGCTTGAAGCCATTCTTTCCAACATTCATCACATGCTGTTTTTTCACAACAACAATCGCACGGAACATCAATATACTGCGATGAAATACCGTATTCCTCGACACCATTTAAAAACTCTGCCAACTCTTCGTCCGACATATTTCTAATTCTGTCTGCGTTAGTCATTGTTATCACCTCCAATTTCTATAGTCAGCAATTTTTCAGCCTTTGGATTGCCTAGTTTCAATTCTTTAATTTGAAATCTATACTTATAGGCATCCTTTCCAATCTTTTCAAATAGTTTCTTTCTTGCTTCTGTTTTGCTTGGTTCACAAATACCAAATTGAAATTCTTTCTTTTTGGTATTCCAGACACCATAGCGTTTCTTACGATTCATTCAGCACCTCTCAATTCTTTATTGTCTATACCAATGTTTTTTCCCATCCGAAAACTCCACTTCGATTATGTGTGGTAAATTGGAATGTGCATTATATCTAGTGTTTGTGATTTTAACGCATTTGCTATGGTCTTTTTCACATTGCAAAGCACCTTCTTTGTTGCAATAATCGGTATGGCAAATATCACAAGTATATAATTCTTTCTTAGTCATTTTTTCCACCTCTCAATTCTTTCAGTTTTGTTTCTGCTTTGGATTCTCCTAATTCAATGCCAGCAAGACATCTACTTGCATAAGCCTCTTCGTAACACCAAAAATAACTCCGTCAATGGACATTCAGAACACTTACACTCTTCGTGGTGACAAGTTGCTTTAGTATGAACACATTCTCTGTGTTCTACTTTATCATCAGCAAGTGGCAATTTAACAAGTCTGCCCAGTTCCTCTAAATCCTCATACTCTTTTAATTTAAAGTACACTTTCCGCCAGTATTCAGCATTATCAATCAATGTAGGTATTTCTTTGTTGCTATTAGTTAATCTTTTCATTACAGTCTCCTTTCTTGATGTATATAAATTTTGAACCGTTTTTTGTCCAACAAACTATTGCGTTAGGAATTTGCTCACAATCATCCATTCCATCAACATATAATCCACAAGCCGGTCTATAATCAACTATGGTTTCTGAAACAAGAGATTGTGCTTCTTTCAACACATCGCTATATTTCATTTTCTTCTCAATCTTTTCCGCCCACAAATCTCGCTCATATTTTAGATGCTTGATAAATCCGTCAAGTGTATCAATATCACTAAAATATATTTCTGCTCTGACCGTAGACATTGACTGCTTTAATTCATCGTTGCTTACATTGTGACCTCTTGGAAATTTTTTCTTACTGTCCAAGATTGCAAACATCAAACCATTCTTAAAATTTGGATGATGATATGCGGTTAAAATCTTTGTTCCCAAACCCATCATTATTGGATATTGTCTTTTTAACATTTCATTTGCTCCTTTCTCCTATGTCAATATCAAAGCACTTCTTACAAAGTTTTCTTTCTTTTTCATAAGCCTTTGCATATTCCTGTGTTGATTCTGCATTTTCAGTAATCGTCCAACCCCAAAGGCAAAATACCTCTCCATCTTCCGTCATTCCACCATAATGAAAACTATTTACAAGCCCTTGTTTCTTTAGTTTTCTAAGATGGTATCTTACCTTTCCAACGCTTAAACCAAGTGACCTTGCTATTGCCGTTGCTGGAAACGGATACCAACTATCCATAATTGCCACATTATGTTGGCACAATGTATAAAGTATTTCGTCCACGCCATTGCTCCTTTCTTAAATAATTTCCTTATATAAATCTTCTTTTCCTTGTAATAACTGCCCTAAAATTGCAACAAGAACATTTACAACAATGGAATTTCCGGCTTGTTTGTACAACTGCGTATTTGAATTAACTTTTTCTGCCTTTTCAAAATCTTCATCCGAAAAGTCCATCAATCTCCAACATTCTTTTGGTGTCAGTTTTCTGATTCGGTATTGTGTTTCTATCTTGCAAATACCTTGATTTTCTGTGGTAAAAGTAGGACATGTTTCTCCATCTTCCTGTACACAACCTCTTCTTGTTTGGCTATCAGGATAACTAAAATCTTCAACTCCACCGATATTACATTCTATGTAACCTCGTTTTGTGTTTTGCTTGATTGCAACTTTATCCATAACCATATTATCTTTGTGTGCACCTATTCCTTTATAATATCTTGCGGTTACAGTGCTACTTGTAAGTGTGTTTATGTCACATATTTTTGCATTTTCCATACTATCTAAATGTCCGTATGGCATTTTATTTAACTTGCAAGGTATGTTCTTTTCCAACACTAAATTATCTTTTTGCACACTTGTAAGGCAATTGCTTGTGCCATTGGTATTTACTTCAAGTGTCTGTTCCAACTCAATTCCCGGTGTACGGTCTGATTGGTTTGTTGGATTGCGGCCACGCATTGCTACGCAAATGTAATTGTCCTTTTGAACCGTACTTAATGTATTTGTGCAACCATCATTTCGCAACTCTGGTTCCCTATGTTCATTAAATCCATGTTCAATTTCGTGATTTTCATATTGTTTTCTCAATGCCTTCCCTTCTTCCGTTCTAACCATACGGACTGAATTTGCTTCTACAATCATCGGTTGTTTACACCCCACTGCATAGTATTTAAAGTAGGACTTAAATATTTTTTGTCATATACATTGCCTGCGTAATTACCGCCAGAAAAACCAAATATGTTTCCTATTTTTCTTTCCATTCAATCACTCCATTGGTTCCATAGTTATTTAATCCTTTATAATCTCTTGACATAAGCGTTGATGATACGTCAATTTTTTGTGCTTGTGGTTCTAATTGTTTATCAACCATTCCTTTCAACAATACAGTTTCCATCTGACCGCAAGTTTGAGATTCCTGCGTCATATTTTGCCTTAATGCAGTTTCCGACTTGCTTTTCTCTTGGCTCGTTAATTGTTCCGTCAACGCAAGTCTGCTCTGCTCTAGTGATTGTATTTTGAAGTGTTCCGTTGTCAATTAGTTTCTGTATCAATTTCTGTGCTTTTTCGTTATTGATGTAATACTTCTCGTCAACTTCATCTTCCAGATAATCTTTCATCACTTTTTGCAGTTCAATAGGATTTGGAAATGTAAAGTTATAATTCCCTAAAATACTAACCATAAAGCAACGATTTCTATTTTGAGCAACACCATAATTCTTTGCGTTTAAGTCTTGCCAATAATTTGAATAACCTTTGCTTTCAAGGAATGCTATCCATTTTTGGAAATCTTCCATGTTCTTCTTTCCGTGAACCTGTGGAACATTCTCCATAAGTAACACTTGTGGTAAATTGCCAACCTCATTCAGCAACCGTTCTACTTCCCACAATAGTCCGGACCTTGTGCCGCTACCTTTAACCATTCCCTTTTGTTTACCGGCAACCGATAAATCTTGACAAGGAAAAGAGTAAGTAAGTAGGTAAGTAAAGGTTTCAGTGTCAACTACTTTCAAATCAGAACCGCTTATTTGAGTTATGTCTGTAGGTTCAAAATCTGTTCCGTGAATTGCGTTGTAACTTTTGATTGCGTACTTATCAAATTCAACAACCTTGTAATGTTCAAAGTCCGCTCCTAATCTTTTAAGTGCCATAGCTTGCGAACCTACTCCGGCAAATAATTCAATTAAACGAATTTTGTTATTTATTCTAAAATCTCTTCTAAATACAGAAAAAATATTTAATTGTTCATTCATATCATCACTCCGATTCAAAAAGATTAGGTGAAAAGATACAAAGTGGGCGCACGCCGAAGATGAGGTTGCAATTGCAGTAGTCGAGCGGCGAAACAACCGATACTTGCGTTTCATATCCGTTGCAAGGTGTACTCCAAGGAGTGAGCAGCCACCACCACTGTTCATTATTAGGAATCAATTTTCTGTATAGTCTGTAATCGTCAATGGAAAGAAGAGATACATAATCCGTGCAATTTCCATATTCCGTCTGTCCATCAAGAGACAATAAATCTCTTCCAAACGGAAGAATATTTTTTTCCATAATCTCATCAGCAATTTTCTTATAAAAATCGTTATTGAGATATTCACGCAGACTACTTAGTTTCCAATTGTTTGTTTCCGAATCAAAAATTTTTCTTTCCTCTAATGCATCTGAAAGACAAACATATCCGCAAGGTTTGATGTCGAGGATTCTCCATTTTGTTCCGGCAACTTCAAAATAATCGCCGACTTTCAATCCAGTAAGCCGTTCTTTCATATTTTCACTTTCCAATTTATCAATCCGCTTTTCAAGCATTTCAACTCTTTTTTCTAAGTCCATATTATTCTCCTTTCGATACAAAGATATTAGATTTTAAGATACAGAAAGGGCGCACGCCGCTGATGTAGTCGCAATAGTAGTTGAAGATGTAGCCGGACGGCGAAACAATTACAATAGCATACTTCAACCCTCTTTCAGCAGTAGACCACGGTGTAATTGTCCAATAGTAATCTGTCAAATCTTCATTCACAAGCAAATCATTGTATTCTCTCGCTTCGTCAAAAGTAATAGGACGAACCTCACAAATACAATCATTAAACTCGTTCTGATTATCAACACTCGTCAATGGTACGGAATGCTCAACAAGATTTCCAGCACCGACATTTTCCAAAATAATAGGCTTGATTTTTTCGTCAATATACTTTTTCAAAGCAGATTTATTGTAATCTCTAGTATCTCCATCAAACTGAACATTTTGTGCCATAAGGTTTTTGGAGATTACGTTTGTCGTTTCGTAATTCTGTTCCAAAACAATAAATTCATGTTCTCCAATCATAAATGTTTCGCCTGGTTTCAATGAACCCAAAATAACCTTTTCCTTTTTCTCTTCGCTCTTCAAAATTTCAAGAACTTTTTCAACTAATTTAATTGCTTCTTTCATTTCAATACCTCCGTTGATTTCGATTTTTTACTGCGACTTTGCACATCATTAAAAATTGCAAAAATAATCTCATGCGATAATTTAGTTGCATATTTTTCTCCGATTGCAATGCCAGTTTCTACAAACTCTTTCCACCAAGAATCATCATCTTCCGGGTAGTAATATTTCTTACGCCAATTCCAAATATCAGTCCACATATGCTGTTCTTCTGGAATCTGCGATACATTTACGCTTCCCATATAAACACCACCTAACTAAATATTGAATTATCGTAGTCCTCGACAAATCCACCGCTTTCATTATCCCAACCAAGACAAATATTCAAATCATCGTGGTCTCCGTAGATTCGTTTGGACTTTTCATCGTAGTGTACTTTCCAACCTCTGTATGAAGTTCTTCCAAATACACGATTTTTAGTAACCGAAATTATTCTCGGATAATTTTCCATCGTATTCTCATCTTTATTTACGTTGTAGTGAATAATCACTCCTGCTGAATTGACAATATCGGAATCGCCACGAATCGAATCGTCCATATCTTCATCATCAATTCCACTATCTTTTCTCTTGTGAGCCACTAAGATAATACAAACATTGTAAAATCTAGCCATATCTTCTAGTGCGTTTGAAACTTCGCTCTGTGCTTCCAACTTACTTCCCTTAACTCTCGTTTTATTTATCATTGTCATTAAATTATCAATCACAATAACTCTTACATTTTGGCTTACTATCATACGTTCAATCGTATTCAGCAAGTCAGTATCTTCATCTTTAACCATAGTGCGGTCGTAAAGCATACACTTTCCACGATACCACTCTACAATCTTATCTTTCGCAGATTTGCGAACGTAACGCTTTACATAATCTCTCCTATCTTCTTCCACTACGTTTTCCGGTCCAGCAATTTGAAAATCAATCGCATTCTTAAAAAGATAGTTTGGCATTTCCCCGGAATATACAAAAACATTGTCGCCTTTGTTTAATGCTCTTGTTATAATCTGCCCTACAAAAGTTGATTTTCCTTTTCCTGATTTTCCAGTAACGATGGTAACAACACCGAATGGGATTCCTCCGCAAAGCAAGTTGTCTACATCCGCAATACCGGTCGGTATCTTTTCGATGCTGTATGGGTCAAGTTCTTTTACATCTGCCAAATCAATCACGTTGTCGATTGGCAACTTAACCGATTCTTCAACGCATTTTCTAACCTGCTCTGCTCCGTATTTGAGAAGTATCTCGTTTGCGTCCTTGCAGTCTTTGTAATTGTCCTCTCTGACGTGTTCTACACGGTCTTTTAGACGTTTTGCAAGTTCATCCAACAAAGATATTGAGCCTTTCTCAAAATCTCCAAAAACGATTATTTTCTTCCATTTGCAAAGCCAATCCCAACAATAGGGAATCCATGTAAAGCCTTTGGCACCGGTTGGAACGGACACTGCGTTTGGTATTCCTGCCGTAGCAACTGCTAATGAATCGCAATTACCGCTTACGCTTATCCTGCCGTTTTGTCTAACAAGTATCATGCCTGTATCAACCGAAACACAATAAACTCTTTGGTCTACTTCCTCAAACCTTTTATGAGTTTCAAAGCTCTGTGTACTCACATAACTTTTTCCCAAAAGAACCGATACTTTGTAGCAATAGCTTTTTATAAAATTACCGTTTCCGCCATTTTGCTTCGTCATTATCGTTGACATATAGCCACAAGACGATGCTATAAGTTGCATTACGTCAGCATTGTGTTTTAATATCGTTGAATACTCGTATTGATTTCTTCCTTTTACCTTATTTCCATCCCACTTTACCATTTCCTCAATTATGAATTTCTTCTGTTTAACGCTTGTTCCAGTAGCAAATCCATACGGTAAGTATTTGGATGTAAGCCAATCCGGACAATGAAAGCATATCGAATCATAGTTACGTGAATCCTTGCTGCACGAGTATGTAATATTTAATCTCTCCAAGATTTCTTTTAATCTCTTTGATTTTCGCTCTAATGCTATTGAGATTCTTACATACCTATCTGTTTTTGCTTTTATCTTTCCAGTGTTTTTTCTGTAGTCGATTGTTCCATCGGCACTTATGGCTATATACAAGGCAAACATTTCATCTGTCCAATCCTTGTATTCTTCCAAATCAATACTTACAGTAGTTGGAATCTTATATCCTGCACTTATCTTTTCTCCTGCTTTTTTCTTTACTACTTTCCCTTTTTGGTTCAGAAGTACAAGGTTATGGTCGTCCGTGGTGTACGTTTCATAATTTCCACCAATTTCACACCTAACCATCTTTCCGATGTGTCTCTTGATTATTAGTCTTTTTGGTCTTATAAACGTACCATTCATTTTCTCATCTACTTGCAATACGTTTTGACCGGAATAATTTTCAAAAGAAACCCATCCATCCGGAGTTAATATTTCAGCTTTTCCATCAAAGCACTGCCCCTCTGTGAGTACAAGCGTATCAAAACTATCATCACATTGTTTCATTCCAAATAATATCGGTTTTGTGCTTGCTTCGCACCACTCCTTGTTGGCGTCCTTTGCCTTGTCAAAATCCGTTTTTCTGTACTTGACAAATTGCAGTACACCTTTTTCGTCATAGAACGGAAATACAAGAATGTTTGGATGGCTAGTTTGTACGGTAATTTCGTACTTTTTGGCAACTTCTTCGGATATACCACGGCTTTCCAAATACTGAATCGCTTCCGGCTTTGGTTTAATTGCTTCTTTTGGTTGCTTCAACCGCTTGTATCTTTTCTTTGGACGGTAATACTCGTCAACTTCGTTTCCAAGTGAGAAGTCAAAGTCCTTTGAAAGCGTTACCATGTTGCCGGAGATTCCACAACTTGCTCTTAAACACTTAAACTGTCCAGTTTTAAGATTTATGGAAAAGGTGCGAACATTTCCCCTTGTGGCTCTTGGCTTGCAATAAGGGCAAGTCTTAAAAAACAGTTCGCCACCGTGTTCCTTAACCTCAATTCCAACATGACGAGCAAAGTTGTAAGCATCATCTGGATTAAACTCGTAAACTTTATATCTCATTACCAGTCTTCACCTACTTCCTCTTCCTCAACTTCCGGAACAATCTCTTCCGGCTCTGCTCTAGGCTGCGCAATCTTCGGAGCATTTTGAAGATAACTCTCAAACTTCGTTCCAAACAAAGTTTCTGGACGCAAATACTCTTTCATCTTCTCATCTGATTTCCAATCGTTGCATTTACTGTCTATTACACGTTTAAAATCTTCCAAAGTGAATTTTTCTTTAAGCCTTGCATTGATAAGGCTTTGTGTCTTTTTGGTACTGTATCTGTAACTTGCACCAGTCTTTTCATTCAAGTAATCAATGATTTCTTTTACCAAAGAGGTTTCCGTCGTGCTTTGCTCGACAATATCACTTTTCTTTTCTTCTCTAACCTTATCTTCTCTATGTTCCACTTTGTTATCAACTTGGTTACAATCTGTTTCCGAATAGTTGTCATTGTGTTTCACTTCTGTGTAATTTTTGTTGTCACTCTTGCTACAATTCGGGTACATCTTGCCACATTTTAAGGTGACTCTTGACCTCTCATCTGTATACAGTGTTGGAGTGTACCTGTCCTTTGCAATTGAGTTGTGCAGAAACCAATGTTTGATAAGTACCACGTTAGAGTTTTCAAACGTAAGTATATATCTCTTCCTTTCAAGGATTTCAAGGTCTTTTGGAGTTGCCTGACATTCTCTTACAATTCGGTTTGGAGCATCTACAAATCCATCATCATCGGCTCTCATGCACAGATGAAAAAACAATCCTTGTGCAGTTAATGGCATGTCCAAAAACACATCCGAACTAATCAATTTTCGTGAAAACATCCGCTTGTCAGCCATTTGTTTCAACTCCTTTGCTTAATAATTCAACAACTTTTTCTCCTGCATTTCTTGGCGAACAAAAAACAAACTTAACGCCGTATTTCTTCTCCATAGTAATCATTGCCTTTGCCAACGTGGAACCGGCGGTAGGTCTTGCTTTTGGCAACTTTGTTGTTTTCCATTTACCAATCTGGTGCATATATGCAATTTTGTTATATCGGTGAAGTCGTGGATTGTCCCACTTAGAAACATCTTCAATGGATTTGATTCCATCTTCGTTTTCTACCAATACATAAAGTTTGATTCCGTTGTTTTGAGCAAGAATACACTCATCACGAAATCTTCCATGCTGACGTCCGCAGATGTTTCCTACAATCTCCTGCATATCTTTCTTAGTATCTACAGATACATCATAAGTTCCAAGGAAATCCATCTTTTTAACTTTCATTCCTCTATCTTCCTTACGTGAAATAACATCAATAGATTTCTCGTTAGCAATTATGTAATCACCAACCGGAAGCGGCACTCTTTTAACCTCAATGTTGGAATTGCTCCAGTAATGATGTTTTTTCAAATGCTTTCCGCTCTGCTGCCCCTCATCTTCAAAAATAACCATCTAAATCACTTCCTTTCTGCTTATTATTTGGCGGTCACGCTTGGCAACCGCCATAGGCTCTAGTTAAAAGGTAATCCATCCTCAATACCATCCGGAATGTTCATAAAATCATCATTTCCAGTGTTATCATCCTTTTTTTGATTCTGTTCTGCCGTTGCCTTGCTTTCAGCAAATTCGCAATTATCAACAAGGCAATCGTTTGTATATACCTTGTTTCCGTCTTTGTTGGTGTAACTTCCAGTCTGCCAACTGCCATCAACCGCCAACTTTGTTCCTTTTTTACAATATTTTTCAACAAATTCAGCCGTTTTTCTAAAGCAAATACAACTTATAAAATCAGCCGTAGGTTGATTGTCTCTTTTAAATCTGCGGTCTACGGCAAGAGTAAATCTTGCTACTGCCATTGAATTTTCTCCCTGCGTGTATCTGATTTCCGGGTCACGAACCAATCTACCCATAAGAATTACTTTATTCATTGATTTCTCTGCTCCTCCTTAATATTCAAGATTGATAGTGACATTCGGGTGATATATGCTGTTCTCGTTATCCTTAATTTCTTCCAAAACGACATCATCATCAAATTCTGCGGTTACAGTTACTTCCTGCGTGTCATCCTCATTGTCTCGGTCAAATTCCGCTTCAACATCGGTATCGAATGTCGCTTTTACATGGAACTCCACTTCTGTATCAGCCTTAAACTGTGACAATTCCTGAATCAACTCATATACTTTCATATTTTCTCCTTTCAAAAAGGATAAAGGTTAAAATCAACCTCTAAACCTTTCTCTGCAATATAAACTTCTGTGTCGTATTTAAGCGTTTCTACCACCTTTTGTTTGAAAAGTGTTGGATTTCCGCTTTTATCTGATAAGTGTATTAGCACGACATTTCGCAATGCCGGATTATCGTTAATAGATATGAATTTAAGTGCCGTATCAAGGCTCATATGCCCTCGTAGACGGTGTTCATAGTTCGGTTCGTTACGGTCAACAAATTCCATCGAGTAGTTACATTCACACATGACGTGTTCTACCTGCAATCCAGAGAAGTTATACTTGCAATATTCCAAGTCTGTTAAAAACAGTAACTTCCCCATTTCCTCATGTTTGATTAAATATCCATAACACTCGATTTCCGATTCATGTGGCACATTGAACGGTGTAACTGTAAAACTGCCAATCTGGTACTCTCTAAGCGGTTGTATGGCTACTGTACGTTCTCCAGTAGAATCTTCAATTGCCTTTTGAGTTTCGATTGCCGTGTAAACAGTGATTCCAGATTGCATAAAGTCTTTTATATAACGTGCATGGTCTCCATGCTCGTGGCTTACAATGCATCCGGAAACATTTGCTATTTTCCAATCAATCATTTTCTTAAAATCAAGAAATTTGCATCCGGCTTCAATGGCAAGAATCTCACCATTGTTGCTGATTAAAGCGTAACTGTTTCCTGCCGATGATGAACCGCAACATCGCATAAGCATTTAAACCACCTCGATTTCATCATCCTGCGGAAACTGAAATATAGCATTGTTAATGTATTCTACTTTTGATGGCTGATTTTCTGCTTGCACCACCACACCGCATTTATTTAATCTTTCAAATTCCTTTGCGAAATCTTCCGAAACATCAACATTCTGCATTACTATAGGCATACCGATATATGCAAATCTAAGCATTTCAACTGCTTTTTCTGCCTTGTCTTCACTCGAATAAGTAGCCATCATAACATTATCATCACTTCCAACAATACGGCAGTAAATAACCTCTTCCTGTCTCCAAACACAACACATATCGTATGGCATATCAATTGTTCCGTTTTGGCTTATAATTCTCATAATTATTCCTCCCGCTTAGATAAATCCGATGCGGCAATCGCTCCAGCAAAAAAATTTATAAGGTCTTCTCTTCCAAAGATTTTTTGAAGTTCAAATACTATTAAAGCAAAATCCTCTATCACTTCCATTGAGTTTCCTTTGATTTCCACATTTTTATTACTACTACTAATCATAATCATTCCTCGCTTTCTTTTAATTCAAAAAGTCAATTTCATTGCTATCATCTTTGGAATCTTCATCATCAACTACTTCTTTATCCTGTTCTGTTGCGGCACAATCTTCAATGACCGTTGTTGCGTCAACATCGACAATAAATGGTTTTGAATTAGCATTTTCTGCAATTTCTTCCTGCGTTTGTACATAGGTTTCATCAAGCTGATTGAATGACTTCTTTGCCATGCTATTGAAGTCCTTACGATATTTCTTGATTGCATTGTTACGCATTTTACGAACAATCATAGATTCCGGCGTATCAAGCCACGCCGCACTGATAAAAGGCCGTGCTAATTCACATTCCAGCATTTCGTCAACTGTTACACATTTTCTCAAAGCATCGAAAATCTCGTCTTTCCTTTTCTTGATTTTTCCTAACTGTTCAGCAGATGCCTTGTAACGATTCTGGCAGATACCGAAAGTCTCATTCATCAGATTATTGCGCACATGAGCAAACAGATTAACTTTTACGCTGTCTCTCTCTGCAATCAAATACTGAAATGTGCCGTCCTTCAATTTCAGAGGATAAACAACACGGACAACTTTCTGTGAGAGTCCTTTTTCTTCCCATTCCGGTGCTGTCATTTCGATTCCTTTATGCTTTGGATATGAAAACTCATCGCCATCTTTGACAAGCCAGCAAGGATATACGGTATCTACATTCTCTCCATAGTTACGAAGTAATGCATCGTTGCCGTCTCCCTCGATTCCCATTTCTACAACCTGCACATAGTTGTCTCCGACTTTCTTTGTTCTAATCTGGAAATAACACTCTCTCGGCACTGCATTAGCATTGAGTTTAAGGCTTGCACACTGACCGACAACTTCACGCAGATTAGATGTATCAAGTCTATTTAAGTCCTTGATTTTATCGCTATCCTTAACAAGCTGATAGATACTTGTCATAGCCGACATGGCACACTGTTTGGAATAATCATCATACGGTACACCGCATAACTCAAAATCCTTTGTAACAAGGTTTGTGATTGAATTAGTCCACTGGCTGACCGCAGTGTTGATTTTTTGTACCTCTAAACTGTTTTTCTCTGACATAATTTATTTTCCCTCGCTTTCTGCCGTTTCCGGCTCTTCATACTTCTTTACAACTGCTACTTTTTCAGCACCATATGATTCAACCCACTTCATATCAACTGATTCATCAGTGACCGTCAGTTTCGTTCCTTTTGCATTTACAACCGTGTCATCGGCTTTTACAGAATCCTCGGTGCGGTATGTATAGCTTCTGGTGCTGTTAGGAAATTTTGCTTTGATATAATGCATCATTAACCCTCCTTTTTCACATATCCATTTGACAAATTTTCAAGAATACGCAAAAGTCTTTCGTTGGTTTCTGCGGCTTTTCTAAGTTTTCCTTCAAGGTAATATTTATTACTACAAAGTTCATCTACCTTTGTTCGCAAATCCGAGTTTTCAGCCTTCAATTTTTCAATATCATCCATGTACACGACCTCTCTTTCCTTTATTTCTCGCATCTTTCTCGCAATATGGAAGAGAACAGTGTCCAGCTTCCGCAAAACCAAAGAATCCTCTCTTACTTGCACTCTTCCAACGCTTGCATGACATACACCGTGCATCCGGCTGTGTGATGTTGTTTCCAATTCCTACTCTTGACATTTACGCACCCTCCACTTTCAACTGTTTGTCCTCTGAAACGCTCAAAAGAATTAACTGTGCATCCATATCAGGTACGTTATATTCATTCAGTGATTCAGCATTGTCAATAAAAATAGGACATTCAACACCATACATCTTGCTCAAAGAACGGATAATATCAAGTCCGGCTACGATTCTGTGACCGCTATTCAAAGTTGAATACGGTACACCATTAACCGTACATTCACAACAATCTCTCATACCACCATTTAACTGCATTTCAAAAAGTTTGAAATTTACAGTATCAAAATGGCTATTGATGGATTCAGAAATCTTGTTAAGTTTGAACCGAACAAATTCTTCCAAAAGATAAAGAATCTGCTCTTGGTTGGCAACTTTCTGTCCGATTTCTTTCTTTTCGTCCTGCAACTCTGCGATGCGCTCGTCAATATCCACATTCATAGATGCTTTGGCAAGGATTCCTTTTACAGAATCCAATTCAGATTCCATTTCTTTCTTCTCGTCCTGCAACTCTGCGATGCGCTCGTCGTATTTGGAAGATTTTTCTTTCTCAATTTCAGCAAGAACCTTTTCCCTTTTTTCATGCAGTTTCATGTATTCCTCATTCTGCGTATAGTCCGCTTCCTTAGGGATTTCATCTAACTGTTTGGAAAAATCTTCGTTCTTTGCAAGTAATTCCTGCTCACGTTTTTTCAAGGATTCAATCTCTACATTTAATTCCTTGTTCTTTTCTGTTAAACCGTCAATGGTATGCTTCTTGTCGAAACCAAACGCTTTAATGCGTTCCAAGTTATCTTTTTTCTCTTGCATAAACGCTTCCTTGGCATCCGACAATCTCTTAGCAGCACTTTCTTTGGCGTTCACTTTTCTTGATTCAAAGTCAGCCTTTAACTGCTCAACCTTGTCCTCCGGCAATGGCTGTCCGCATAAAGAACATACGGTACTGCTTTCATCAAACACCCATTTCGATTCGTCAAACAAAAATGGTGTTTCATCAAATACCTTTGCTTTTTCAGCGTTGTACTGTTCGCCTAATTTCTTTCGTTCGGCGTCAGCATCAGAAATGCTTCTGTCATTTAATTTAATTGCATTTTCAGCAATCTGAATCTTATTTCTTGTATTCTCCAGTTCACAAGTAACTTCCGAATTGGACAATTCGATTTTTCTTTTCTTTTCAGACAAGGAATCGTTCATGCTCTGCAAAATACCTGACATATCCATTTGCAATCTCATGTCCTCGTCTCGCAATTTCTTTAATACACCATTAGTATCTGAAATTTTTTCGTCAATTTCAGAAATGCGTCTTTCCAAGTCTGATTTTTTAAGTTCCTGCTCTGCGGCATCTACATCAACTTTGGATTTTTCAGCTTCGTCAATCCGGACCGGAATTTCAGCCTGTTTCTTCTTCCACTCCGAAAGCATCTTTTGGAATTTTGAGCGAATATCTTCAACTGACGGTGCTTTTTCCAATTCACTAATCAACGGTAAAAACCTTTCGTCTGTCTTTGCCAGTTCTATGTCCGAAAAATCATCAACAAGTTTCATTAAGATTTTTCTCTGGTCTTTCCATTTCATAGAGTTGAAATACTGCGGATTTGTAAGCATTTTAAACATATCCTCGCTCTTTGCAAGTCCGGCAACATATTCCTTGAAATCCGATTCACTCTTTGGGTAGCCGTCAATCTCAAATGAATTGACATTTCCCTGCAAAGAAACTGTATCTGTGCCTCTTTTCTTAACCCAGTTCTGCTTCTGAACCTTTAAAAGTTCAACTTCCTTGCCATCCACATCTAAGGTAGCAACAACCTTAATTTCCACATCATCAATGCGTTTTCCATCCTTATCTAATGGACGAACATTGAATTTCTCCTCTCCGGCACTGTTCTTGTTGAACAGAAGCCATGTAAAAGCGTCAAACACCGTTGTTTTACCACTTGCATTTTGACCTTTAATTTTCGTTTTCTTGGAAAAATTTACATCAAGGCTTTTAATCCCTTTGAAATTTTCCAAGTGCAATGATTTCAAAATCATTCCTCATTCTCCTTTCCGATTTCTTTGACTTTTGAAACTGATACTTCAAAAGCGGTTTTTACTGCTACTGTGCCATCGTCCATCTGCTTGTGATATTCACGGCTCTGCAATCTTCCGATAATTTCCAGATGAGTACCTACATCGCATTTTGAAACGTATGTAGCATATCTCCCCCATGCTATACATGGAATATAGTCGGAGCCGTATTGTCTGTTGCTTGCGGCAATTACATCGCATACTCTTCTATTGGAAGCAGATGTGCGCCGTAAATTAGGTTGAATGCAAATATACGCATCCATTTTTACTTCATTTACATCCGGCAATGAATTTACCTCTCCACCACACATGGCATCCTGCGCAAATACATAAATGTGCTTATGATTTTTTCTATTGATAGTCCGAATTTCTCCTTGGACTTCAATCTTCTCGTTTTCTTTGATTAAACACTTTTCCAAAATAATCTCTGGAACCAAGCAAATTAGAATATCATCTTTATTGCTTTTTCTTTCGCTTTTTAAGCGAAATTCATAAAAGTTCTCACCATGCGACGAATGAGAGAATTTAATCTTACTCGCCACGGTACCTCTTAATAAAATTGTATTCATCTTGACTTTTCACTCCTTATTTGATAAAATGAGCGCAAATAACACATAGTTATTTACTACTGGAATAGCAGTTTGATTTGCGGTCAAGGGTGCTATTCCTTTTCTTTTTTGTATGTTCCCGGTTCATTTGCATAAAACTCTCCGTCTTTCACATAAATTGCACCAAGTTCAATTAAATTTGCAATCAATTCTGGTGTTGCCGGTTTAGCATCTGTCTTAATCATTGTCACTCATCCTTTCCTAATATAAATACTGTTCTTCTTTGCACTCCGAATCTCTCTGTGTCTGCATGAGATTCAAAGTATATGTCAATTCTATTTCCCTTTATCGCACCGCCGCAGTCCTCGGCTATAAATGTTCCAAGACCTTTGATTTTTACCTTTGTTCCATACGGTATTACTTTAGGGTCAACCGCTATTGTTCTTCCATGCTTTGGTATCTTGCCAGTAGAAGTTATCTTTCCGTACCCCTCTGAACAATCGCAACAAGGACAATATGCAGTTATCAAGAATTGAACGCCTTTCCTTTCCTTGTGTTTCTTCTTTGACTTTTTCTTTTGCTTTACGTGTTTTGCGGATTCCAAAGAACTGTTCGTATTTGCATTTGGAATCACATTTACCTGCGGTTCTTCTGTTTTTATAAATAACGTATCTTCTTGTGCATATTCCGGCTCGTAAGCGTATACATCCTTAAACACGCTTGTTGCCACTGTTATAATAAGAAGAAATGTCAGAACCGCCAATATCATCTTCTGAATAATAGGCTCACTCCCTTTCTTCCAAAAGCAGACGGAATGTTTCTTTTCCCTTTGGAGTGACATACATCTGCTGTCCTGTCCAACCGTTCTGCTCGTTGTGCTTGTCCTTTAAGACAAACAAGCCGTTTCCGCTCTCTGCGTATTTGGCATATGGGCGCAACTGTTTGTGTTTCCCCTGTCTGAAAACATATCCTTTTCCAATAAGAAAAGAAACAAATGCTTTTTCTCCAACACCAAGTTCCTTTGCGGTGTCACGGATGTTGGTATTCAATTTCTTATCTACCAAAGCGTCAAAGTAATTTGCCTTTGGTGTCATTTCCTCAATCTGCTTGTCCTTTTGAGTTATGATGTTCTGTGCCACAACTAATGCGTTGGCTACAATCTGTTCTGGAGTAAGATTCTCCTGATTGGCAATGTAACCGCCATTCTTGCGGATAGATGGAAGCACCTCGCCAGTTACCCATTTACGAAACTTCTTTGCATTCGGCTTATCACTACGAAGAATAACAGCATACAATCCGCTTTCTGTAACAAACCAAGTCTCGCCCTGACGGGGTAAGTCTAACTTACACCGCTCGTCATCTTCTAATCTATCCGCTACACTTCTGCTATTTGTAAGTTCAAGTGCCTTACACACATCAGCCAAGCAAAACATAGGCTCATTATCCTTTGTAATGGTACGGATTTTTCCAAACTCTGAATTTTCAAAAATCTGTAAATCGTTCATGTCTACTCCTTTCTTTACTCAATAAAATAGGAAATTTCTACACCAAAGTAATTCGAAATCTTAATCAGTTTATCCGTCTTTGGCATTGATTTCCCAGATTTCCAATCCGAAAAAGTACTTCTAGCCAATCCGAGTTCATCAGCCAATTTATAAAAGGTAATGTTTCTCGAATTAACAAGCAATTCTAACTTTTTAAAACTTTTCTTTCTATTTCCCTTGTCCAAAATCTCATCTCCTTTCTTGACTTGCGTTAGGATTTTCGTTATAATAAATAAGCCATTTTAGGTAAATTCATCTTAGGAGGTGTATACCTTGAAAGCAATTTTGAATTTGCCTGTTCCGCATTTGCAAGGTCGCAATCGTGAAGCCACAGCACGTTAAAATGGAGTGAAATGTAACATCAAGTGTAGCGTAGCCGAACAGAGAAGTTCGTTAAAAACTCGAGGTTGACATTCCGATATTTGTCACACTACACCGCTTGTTCCTTGCAATCTGCCAACTAATGGCAATAAATTATGCTGAACCCAAACTGCATAAGTGGCAGAGTGCTTTAAGAAGCATTGGTGTCGTACAATGCGTCGAAAGACTGCAAAGTGCATACGGTATAAAAATTGGGGTAAAGGACTGTTAGTGACGGCACACTAACAGTCTTTTTACCGAAAATCCTTTTTAGTTGTTCGATTTTCACAACTATGTCTTGATAAAAGTTAGAAAATCGTATATACTATGAATTGTGCAAAAAACATAATATAAATTTCTCAATTTTGAATTGGTTGAGATTTCCTAACTTGTTTTTATAATACATTAGGGAGTCTTGTTTGTCAACCCTAAAAGTTGAGAAATTGCAACTTTTTTTGATAAGGAGATTTTCTATGTACGAAAGATACTGTAAATTAAGAGATTTAAAAGGTTTAAATGATGCAAAAGTAGCAAGATATTGTGATTTTCCCAAAAGTACATTTTCCGATTGGAAAAAGGGTAAAAGTGAGCCTAAAATTTCAAAAATTAGAAAAATTGCAGAATGCTTAGATTGCTCTATTGATTATTTGGTTAATGGAAAAGATAAAACATATTCAGAAGAAGATGCCCTTTTGGATGCTCGTATTTCAGAAGATGTAGAACTAAAAGAAGCCATCAAAAAATATTATACCCTCGATGAGAAAGCCAGAAAATATATCTTAGATGGAATTGACTTGCTTTGGAGAGCAAACAAAACTGATACTAAATAATAATTTGTATAAATAAAAAAACGGAGTAGGGTTTTTATCCTACTCCGTTTTTTTATACCTTATAAGTATTGCCTTTTAATCTTTCTTTTTCGGCAATGTATTCACAGTAATATCTCAACGAATCTACGTTTTTCATCTGAAAAATGATTTTCTTCAACTTTCTTCTATATTTCCTGCGTTCGCCTATCATAAATTTCCTCCTAGCATATAATTGTAGGGAAAGGGGAATTTGCAACCCCTCTCCCAAACCGAAACTTGATTACATGGGATTACCATGTAATATATTATATGTAGGATTCAAAAATATTATTCATCCTTTTCGGGTTTTCCCTCTTTTTCTGCCAACTGTGCTTTCAACCGCTCGTTCTCTTCCTGCAAAGCAAGAAACGTAAACTCCGTCTTTGCAAGCTGAACTTTAAGTTCTGCGATTTCAGCAGACAGTTTCTTTTCCACATAGTCATTGAGTGTAATTTTGTTTTCATCCATTTCTTTTTACCTCCTAATTTGAATTATTTATTGTAACACTGGGAATATCGCTATTCCATTCAGGTTATCATTGGTTATGGCGTTATACTGTGCATTAACGGCTAGGTTTCCAGTCTTAGCATTAAAAGCCACTCTAACACATTCACCTCTACCAGTTACCATGTTGTGATACTGGACAACATCTGCTGCACCGGAATCACCAGGCATTAGCTCTGTTTGAACAATGCTCGCCCAAGGTGATGCTGAAGCAATTGAATAGTTGCGAAATACTACGGCTTTGAATAAACCACCATTCATGGTAATGCCATATAAGATAGTTGAACTCGGCGTCGTTGTTGTTACACTCGAACAATGCTTTCCAAAAACAACATTAGCATTTAATGTAGTGGTTCCAGCCCCATTAACTCTACCAATTGAAATACTTCCTCCATAACTGTTTAAATATAAAGTTGTCGCAGCATTGTTCTTGTCAACTGCTTGAATCGTTCTTTGTCCAAGATTCATATGATTTCCACTTGTTGGGGAAATCTGCAAGGAATAGTCCGTTAGTGAAGCACCTAAACCATATTCGGTAGCAACTCTTAATGCTGTATCAATCTTTTCAAGTGTGACAGAATCACCATTTACTTTGAAATGAGGTGTATATGTTGGTGTTGTTCCAGATATTGTTCCTGCTTCAAGTATTCCATACGAAATCTGTGAGTAACTTCCGTAATAAGTTCCTGCACCTGACATCCTCCAATAACTAACAAGTGCGCCATATGGTGTTTCATCGGTCAAAGGCTTAGACGACAAAGCGGTGTAAAATGTTTCTCCGCTCGTTGTAATAGCATCTTCGGTTATTCTAAACCCACCAATGCTTGCATTTAACGCACTTAAATCCGTAACATTCAACTTATTGGCGTCAATACTTCCAGTGATAATATTTGCACCGTTAATCTCTGTGGTGCCGCTACCCTTTAAGTTTTCGATTGTAACATACCCGGTCAGATTCAGTTTACTAGCGTCAATAGTAATCGTTTCAGCCGTCTGATTGATTTTGGATATGATTTCATCTGCACCAACTTTTTTAGAAACAACCTGCGAAATCTCGTCCGCTTTTTGGTCTGTGTAAGACTTAGCAGTCTGCTCAATATCCTCCGGAGCTGGAGACCAGTCGGTGGCTTTGTTGCCTTTTTCAATCTTAAGGTTTCTGAACTGATAGTAAACACCCGGTTCAGAATTCATATTATTCATATATAACATTTGATTTGTTTGTGTTGGTAATTGGTTACGTGTTTTACATAACCATTGTAAAGTAACCCATTCACCAGACTTGGTATTATTATTTACAACATCAATTTTTGAACTAAGATTTCCAGTACCATCAGATGCCGCAAGTCCATATAGAGTGAAAGTTGTATTCACGTTTGATTTAACTTCAACGGTTATTATATAATCTGTATTCGGTAACCATTTATCTCTACTAATGTCGTCAAAATGAATAAAAGGCCATCCGGATTGAGAATCATCACCTCTCGTCATTTTGCACGTTCGTATGCCATCTTCTAACACTTCTTCGTTTGTATAAGTGCCGGTTCGCATACTCCATCCCCAATTTTTTGTTCCTTGGTTTGTTCCTATACACATATTCCTACCACCAACACTTAAATCATCAAATTCTGTTTTAGTGGTGTATGTTTTGCTAACCTCTGTCTTGAATCCATCTAAATTCTGTTCAAGTTTAGATGTTTTTGTGGATAACTCCGTAACGGTACTATCGTCAGCCTTTTTACCAATTTCAGTTTGCATACTGCTAATTGACAAACTGTTTGAATCAGCGGTTTGTTTCACCTCATTTACGGTATTTGTCAGTGTTTCTACGGTACTTCCGTCAGCCTTTTTACCAACCGTATCAGATAATGACGTAATGGATGCCGAATTTTTATCTACTGTCTGCTTTACATCGTTGAATGTACTTGTGCTGACTTTATCTCCCATTTCTGTTTCAAGATTCATTGTCCTTGTTTTAAGGCTTGATAACTCTAAATCCGTGTCAACTTTCCATGCAGAAATTTCACTGTCAAAACGCTTGATTCCTTTAATCTCTCCGTTTATATCAATAATCTCTTGCAGTGCTTTTGTTACATCAGAATCCTTGATAAGGCTCCATGTATAACTAGGATTATCTTCTGTTCCAACATTTGTAAAACGATAGCAATAACCGTCTGCCGTTGACGTTGGATTTACAACATAGCAAACATCACCGATATGCTTCTTACGTGTGGCATTATCTGTCCAAGCATTTGCCGGTTCGTTATTCAAAGTTGGAATCTCTGATTTTGTAAACGTCTCAATTGCTCCGTCAATTTGTCCCTGCAAGTTTTTCTCTACGTTGTCAAGGTATTCTTTTGTTGGTACTTCTTCTGCTAATTTATCCAAAGACAAAGAACCGTTTCCGATTCTCTGACCGTTAATTGTTCCAACCGTGATATTGTCAGCATTAAGGTTTGTTACGGTAATTTTGCTTGCGTCAATTGTACCGCTCGTAATTTTGTTTGCAGAAAGATTAGCAACCTTTTCGTTTGTTACTGCTCCATCAATAATCATGGATGAACTAACTACTTGCGTTCCAACATTTGAAAAATCAATCTTTGCGTAACTAATCTCTGCACTATCTGCTGACAAATAGCCTAGGTCTGCTACCTTTGCACTAAGGTTTTCTGTAGTGATAGCCTTTGAGGACAATGTATCTATTTTCCCATCTACCGCTGTAAGACTTTCTATGGTAGCAAATTTAACGTCTGCCGATTCAGCTGACAAATACCCTAAGGTAGCAACTTTGGCTTCCAAATTGTCCGTTGTAATTGCTTTGGCTGTGAGGGTATCTATTTTTCCATCTACTGCTTGCAATGACGTAATCGTTGCATATGTCAAATCAGCATTTTCGGCAGTAATATATCCAAACTCACCGATAGTTGCTTTAAGATGTTTGATATACGCATTATCTGCCGTCAAATCCGTAATAAAAGATTTCGACACCTTTTCCAATTCAATCGTAGCATCCGCAATCTTTGCGTTGGTGATTGTAGAATCCTTAATCTTGCTATTCTCAATCGTGGAATCCGCAATTTTACTATTTGTAATAACTCCATCCTTGAAAATAGCACCAAGGATTGTACTAGTAACCGTTCCGCTTGCCTGCGCCATTGTTCCACTATTGTAACTACTGGAACCACTGCTACCAACTGACGATGAGTTTGATTCCTGCACTTCACACGGTGATGTAATCTCCGCATAAAATCCACCATCGTAGTACAGCGTCATTTCTCCGACAAGCACATACTTTTTAACGCCGTCATAGTCCTCGAACGTAAGCATTTCACCAACCGACATAAGAGGATGCCAGTACATTGTTTCGATACTCGCTTTATGGTAAACAAACGCCTTGTTCAAAAAGGATAACCCTGTTTTCCACTGCATTGGCGTAACTTGTCCTAAATACGTATGAACCGTATTTCTGTCAAGCGTTTCGTATAATATCCAAGGTGTTTCAATCGTCACTGGATAATTCTCTACATTCGATACACTGCTTGCCTTGTCATTCAATACGACCGTGGATTCACCCTCGTAATATCCAAATCCAACATAGTCACTGTTTGTCTCGTAAAAGTACCAATTATTAGCCTTTACAGATACGTTGTTTGGACACATAAGGTTGTTTCCGAAAATCGCATTAGAATCATAGGTATCTCCATTAAATATAGGTCTGTAATTGTTATCTGCTTGCAACTCTGGTAACTGCTTAATATAAAAAGCACCGTTTTTTTCAATCACATTTGCACGTAACAAAACTGCTATACCAGACAACAAATCTCTCCATGTGATTCTGCTTTCCCAATCCCAATCGTAACCATCCTCATCATTGTCCGCAAAATTTGATAACATAGGAATCATCAAATGGTACAACTTATATTGTTTGATTGACGATAAAACATCTTTCCAATTATCAATGTATAGCGGACATCCTGTGACACGCAAAAAGTCTTGCGGCAAATACTCCCAATAATAAACGTCGTCACGTGTGTAGATAAACTGCAATTGACTAGGTACGTATTTTTCTTCCAATTCCGTTTTGTGATATTCGTTTAGCGAACTAATGACGATTTCTGCTCTATCCATGTATTCGCTCATTAAACCGTTTCCAGTAAATGAAACAGTATCACCGTTGTATGTTGGATTTTCTTTTACAACAAATCTTCCGATAGGTACCGGATATGCAAATTCATTTCCTATAAGAATCCATGCATTTACAATAGTTCCTTTTAATGTATTATCGTAATATGTCTTTGCAATAAGGGCATCCGTAAAATCGTTATTTTCTGCATACATTTCACAACTCATAGTAGGACTATAAGTAGAGCCATAACTGGCAAATGAATCACTAACACAACCTTGCGATATACTTACAGATATTAGCGTTTCTTTTCCTCTTGTGCTTACACTATCCGAATTTCCTGTGCTTATACTCAAATATAATTCTGTTGCTATGTCAGTATAGGAAACTGCACAGTCTCCAGTAATATCTGTTTCATCTTCTGTGCAGAACACGTACCAAGACATATACCTATAATCATCCGAAATCATCATGCTTTTACAATCAATCGTATTTACGCCACGTTTATACACACTTCCGTTATTGATAGCGTATTTTACATAGTAATGAGTTCCGTTATAGTCAAAATCCAAAAAAGACAAACTAAACGAATCTCCGATATTTACATCTTTTACATGTGAATCATATTTCAATGTATATGTAGGGTCGCTTTCCAAAACATAAAAGACTTTTGCTGTATAACTCATCGCTCCACCGCCTGTATCTGTATGCTAGACCAAATAAACTTTCCATTAAAAAAAGTCATTGCGTCAAAACTAGGGTTTCCAAAATAAAACTGCTTTGTTTCTTTTTCTCCTTTTTCATTGGTGAACTGTATGTAGCCGTACCGGTTTGATAAATCATCCGGGTCTGCGTACTTCATCAACTTCTTGATTTCGCTTGGTGTCAAATTTGCCGGAAATGCCATGTCAAGCGTTACTTTCTTTGCAACTATCTTTCCGTTGTAAAGTGCTTTTGAACTTCTTCCTGCTTTTGCGTTCCACACTTTTTCTCGTGAGATTTTCCATCCCTCATATTTTGGTGTTGGCATATCTTCTAAACTGTCCTTAGTCCAACCAAACTTCAACGTAAATGCCATATGACACCTCCTAACTTTTTCACATAAAAAAGAGACTCATTCGCATGAGCCTCTTTCTTTAAGCCATATTCCAAGAAATTCCTTTGTTCTTGGAGATTTTCTTTGCGTTGTTCATAATTGCCGTTGTTACTTTTGTTCCGTCAAGGTAAACATCACCACCGCCGACATTTGCATTTGATAATTCCTCTTTGATTGCCGCCTTTGTAGCCGCATAAACAGCCGGTGCAACCGCTTCGGAAATACCGGTCGTAATCTGTTTGTTATTTGCAACAACCGACTTACCATTGTCGAATTTACCCATCATTTCGCCGTGGCTTGCACGGAACCATCCATCTTCCGGAAAGCCACCGTTAGCATAAGTCTCGTAATTCAATCCGTACTTTTTCAGCATTTTGATTAGTGATTTTTCTGCATGGCTTACAAATATCTGCCCTTGCTGACCTATTGTCACTCTGTTTTTGGCATTATTTATAGCAGCAGTCAATTTTCCGTAATTTACTTTTCTTCCGTCCATCGACTTAACAGAAGATTTTAATTTACCCTCTGTCACATTGTTAATTGAAGCTGAAACATCCAATGAAAACTTTTTCTGTTGTAACTGTGTTTTAACTGCGTTATACCAACCTTTACGGAGTTTAGGGTCGATATTCACATTTATGTCACGGTTTTTCATGGTTTTCATCGCAACACTTAAATCTCCAAGATTCTTAATGCCAAATGTCTTTACGCCAGCAGTTACCGTCTTGCCTTGCAATCCGTTTACTTTCCCCTGCAAACTATCAACATCATCACCACCAGATGTTTCAGCCTTAACACTTACTGATTTTGGTTTCAAGGAATCAATTTTTTTCTTCAATGCGTCTGTCGACTTGTAGTTCTTATCTGTTATCTTTCTGTAATCTTCCCATGTAATTTCACCATTTTTAAGTTCGGTTTCTAACGATTTCAAAATACTCTTTTGTTCTTTTGCTGGAACATTTAATTTTTCCATCGTAGTTTTTAATTTCTTTTGTGCTTTTTCGTAATTTGATGTTTTTTCTACTCCATTTATACCAAGAAGATTTTGTAATTCATCCTTTTTTATTCCCTTTTTCCCAACTGCATCTTTTACGGATTTTTTTGTAATAATACCTTTTCGCAAATTTTTTCCTGTTTTACTTAAAATACTATTTTGCGTAAGAGCGGCAATGCCAAGTTCATCCATTTTTTTCTGCAATTCAGTTAATTCACTTGAAAATTCACTGTATCGTGAAATTGTCTTGTTGAGGTCTACATCACCACCAGCATGTGCGTTCCAACCATACGTTGATTGATAATCACCACCAGTAATTCCTGAAACCGTAGAAAGCAATGCAGCGGCAAAACTTCCACCTTTTTCTCCATATATAGTTTTTAAGTTCTTCGTAAGTTGTTTACTGTCACCGCCAGATGCTTCAAGCAATTTATCAGTAATTGCGCCGGCAATCTGAAAAGCAATTTCAACAACCATAAGTTTTCCAACCAGTTTTCCTAATTTTGTTCCTATTGTACTAAATTTCTTGCTCCATGCTGACGCTATTTTCTCCGATTTTATTTCTGTTGCTGATTTAACCAGAGAATCTTGTATTCCCTTTCCAAACATTATTTTCATTGCGCCCCATACGGCTTTGAATTTTTTATAAGCCATAAATCCAGCAATAACCGTTGATAACTTAAATGCAATACCTAATGGGTCTCTAGCAAATGCAGAAATAGCCACTTTCAAGGCACTAAACAATGCTTTGACTATTATTTTCCCTACTTTCAAAAGTGTTTTTCCCCATTCTATTTCAGAAAGAAAATCTCCAATTGCTTTTCCTACTTCCCACCAATCTACGGTAGAAAGTGCGGTGTCAATCGTATCAAGTATTCCAGTAATTCCATCACTGATTGTCTTTCCTAACTCCTGCCATCCAGTTAATCCAGTATTTTTGCGTACTTCTCCCATCTCTTCGAGAAATCCATTGATGTAATCTCCAATTTTCTTTCCAAGGTTTTTGTATGGGAAGTCTACCATAACGCCAAAAGCAAACTGAATCATACCACGCAACTTCGCTCCAAGTGATTTTCCTGCTAAATCACCGTCAAAAGTATTTATGGCAGCCGTTATACCCTCTTTAATACTTTGACCGAATTTAAGCCAATCAAACGTCTTGAAAAAGGTGTATGATGTTTCAAACCATGTATTCAATCCCTCGGAGAAATTTTCTCCAAGTTTTGTCCAATCAAGGTCTTTAACAAATCCGTTTAAGAACGTAGCAAGAGATTTAGCAATCTTCTTCGTAGTCTTTTTAATCTTTGTCCATGGAATGCTTCTCATTCCCTTGTTAATCCAGTTAGCCAGTGCCGAACCGAGAGAAGTAAAATCTCCACCTTTCCATGCGTCAAGGATTGCTTTCTTCATCTTCTTATACAACTCAACTGCTTTGTTCTGGTTGCTCTTAAAAGCATTATCCCATATCTTTTCATAGTTCTTTAATGCGTCACTAATATCCTTAGAAAGGTCAATATTAGCATTTCCACCAGAAGGGTCTGTATCACCACTATCACTATCACTGTTGTCCTGCAATTTATTTACAATATCAAATCCCTGCAAATTGTCGGCGGCTTTTTTTGTCTTTTTAGCCGTCTTATCCATGTTCTTAGCAACTTTATCCGTATCGTCTGCCGCATCGGAGTAGTCCGGCACCTCTGGTGTTTTCCGTGAACCATCCGTATCACCAAGTTTGATTCCTGCCAGTTTTGCTACCCACTGTGCGAAATCCTGTAAAACCATAACCATAGCATTCATATATGGGTACAATTTCTGAACAATCGGCATAAACAAGGAGCCAATTGTCAAAGATAATTTCTTAAATCCAGCCTGCAACATCCTCAACTGGTTTGCGGGTTGGTTAATTGTCCGTGCTAAGTCCGAATATGCAACCTTTGACTGTTCCAACATAGTCAAAACACGCAACTGCATTTTGGACTGTTGCGAAAGGTTCTTAATACTTTCTGTAACACCATGATTCATCGCAGTTTGTGCTAAGCCAGCGGAGGTGATGTCAATTCCATACTTATACAACGCCCTAGACTGTCCTACCAAACCAGATTGAAAGTTTTGCATAACGTCAGCGGTGTCTAAGTTTGCTAAAGACGCCCAGTCTGCGGATAACATAGTAAGTGCTTTTGCGGAATCAATCGACGTTTCACCAAGCATACCGGCAGAGTTCGTAATTTGTGCAATAGCGGCGTTGTAGTTCATAACCTCTGTCAAATCCAAACCAAGGTTGTGTGAAAAAGTATTTGTTGCATCTCCAGTGTTAGTATCAACCTTATATCCAGTCAACTGCTTTTGAAGTTTTCCAAATCTTTTACGGAAACTTCCTGCATATTCTTCCGCACTATTATAACCGGCTTTCTTAAACTGGTTAGCACTGTCTTTTCCAACCTTATCAAGCGCAACCGAAAAATAGTTAAATTCCTCAATGTAGTCCTGCGCCGAACCAATTGCTTGACCAAATTTCTTTACAGCACGAATTACCAAAAAGAATTTAGCATAAAACATACCAATGCTACTTACAAAACCTTTTGATGATTTATGTGCGCTTTTTAATTTGTCTTTTAATGAACTAAGTGCATTTCCAAGTTTTTTAGTGCTTGTTGATGCTCTATCAGAAACAGTGGAAATTCTACTACCGCTTGACGCAAGGTTTCCAAGACCTTGAATTGTGTTGGCTACATTTGAGTTAATTTGAGGTGCATTTTGCAGTTTTTTTAGCAAATTTATTACACCGTTACCAAGTTTTTTAAGGTTTGCAACTGTTTCGCCAACACGCTTCCCTGCATTTGCAAGTTTAGCAATACCCTCTACAACTTTTGTAATGCTAATATCAATTGCATTTGCGGAAGATAATTTGCGTACAAGTTTTACTACTTGCTTGCCTAATTCCGGAAATTCTGTTGTTACATTACCAATATACTGACCGCTATTAGAAAGTCTTGCTAACGAACCCACAACACGTGTCACAGTGCTTTCAATTGCAGATACACCGCTAAGTTTGGTTGCTAAATTTGAAACAGAATTTGCAATCTCTGTCATTTTGGATGTATCAAATCCAGCCATATTCACTTTTGAAAGGTTTTTAACTGCATTTACGGCAGATGTAATGCCACTAAGATTCTGAATGTTTCCAAGATTGTTAAGACCATTTGCCAGTGTATTCAAACCACTGGCAGTACGAGATAATCCACCAACATCAATTTTCGCAAAACGCTCAAATCCTTTTGCAATTCTATTGTAGTCTGTTGCCTTTACTCCGCTTAATGTTTTGGTAGCATTTCCAAGTTTTGATACTCCATTTGCAAGTCCACTTAAATTGCTACCGTTAATCTTAGACAGTGAAGATGTTAATACATCAATTTTACCAACAAGATTTGTAATTTCATCTTTGGCACTTTTTGCCGTTGCATTTATTTTAATATCCAACGATTCAACTGTTTCTGACATACTAACACCTCACTATCTATCATTTGCATTACGCAAGATTTTTCAATCTAATAAAACCGTACTTTCCTGCATACTCAATTTTGGCAACTCTGCTTACTTTTGATTTCCACAGAATCCTTACTGTTTCACCTTTTTTGATTGTCATAAGTTTTTTAGACGTAAACAAACGTCCTTTTCTCAAATATGTGTTGCAACGTAATTTACCGGTCCACGTTTTCTTGAATTTATCAAAAGAGCCATATGTGGACATTAACTTTTTGGTTGTACTTCCCCACTTGCCAAGGTAAAAGTGTGGTGTATCAACAATAGACTTCCAATCGCCACCCCATTTCAAACCAACTTTCTTTGATTTTGCAATCTTAGCAACTTTTCTAATCAGTTTATCGTTATAAAGCAGTTTAGAATCATTGATTGCAATATCAAAAGCAATTCCCAATTGGTGTTGCGAAGAATAAGAACTTCCCGGAGCATTTGTTACTATCTTGCCCGGCTTTGTTCTTCCCTTTGCATAAAGCGAATCCTGATATGCTTTTGTACGAAATCCCTCTGTGATAATCAGATAGATTCCATTTTTTGCACACTCTTTAAGCAAAAGTCCAAGTTTGTAGTTTAACCATGGATGTAACTTTTTTCTGTCAATTCTAATTGAATGTTTTTTTTTCATTTTTTAACACTCCTTATATGATTGTTTCTGGCAATCCCTTGTTCATAGACCTTGCCATCCACTGTTTTTCAATTTCAATTGCTTTCTTTATCTCTTGTTCTTCTGTTTCTTTTTCTGCTATATACTCTTCTTCAAACATTTTTGCCATAATTGGACTTTTAATATATTCCGATTTTGCTGATTTACCATTCAAGCAACTGTCTATGGCTACAATCAAAGCAGATATTCCATAATTTCCCCACCATATATGTTGCAATTCATCTTGTTCTTTTAACTGGAGTTCATGCGCTTTGTCATATGGATATAGGTCTTTTGGACAACTTTCCATAATCCTATCGTAAGAAACTCCATAGAAAAGATAATGAGGTATTACATCTTCATATATAAAATCCGAGTATGACTTATTTATTTTTTCTGTGGCTTCTTGTGGTCTTGCGGAAGTTTCGTTACTTTCTCCGATGCTTCCTCTGTCTCCCCAATCTGGTTTAACAGGTCTCCCAAAAAACCCTTACTCATCAATTCCTCCGTCAACTGCGTAAACAAATCAAGGATTCCTTTATCTGGCGATTCATCGTGGTAATCGTCAAGAATATCTCCTACTTCCTGAACGCTCTCAACTGGATTTTCTTTCTGAAATCCAACGTAAAGCAAATCACGAACACAGCAAAACAGTTCTTTAACCTTGCCAATGCCGCCCACATCACTGTCATTTTCAACTTCTTCACTGTCAAAAATTCCAAGCAAATCCTTTGTTCTGTCCATCAAATCTGTGTCGCAGAAACTGTTATATCCAAATCTAACCTTGTATTCCTTACCTTTAACTTTTAATTCCATAATGATTTATCCTTTCCCCACTTTTAGTGGAAAGGAGCCACCCCGAAAGGTGGCTCTCTTTTTTACTGCATATATTATTCGAGTTCCGGTTCGGCTGTCTCTTCATCCTCGCTACTCAACACAGCCTTTTTAGTGTTTCTCGTTGAATAGCTTGTTACCCCACTTTTGTAACAGTGAAAGTACCATCCTTGTTATCAACGACTGTAAGTTGGTCAGTAACCCATTTAGGCACGGTATTCTGAACAACGGTAGCGGTCATTTCAAGAATTTCATCTACGCCGCCTACATCATTTACAGTAGGTGTAATCTGACCTACATATGCTGCTTTGGCAACACCACCAACGCCATCCGTTCCATACAACTGAATAATGTCGCATTTTTTACCCTCAACATTCAAAAGAGCACTAAAATCATCTTTTTCAAGGTTTCCTACAAACTCTTTTGCGTCAGACTGTTTAATACCCATTTCAAAAGTCTGTGCATCATCCTCCATCGTGGTACTTTCTACAGTGTTCGGTGCAGATGTTGGCGATGGGATTGACTTTGCACGTAACATCAATTTGTATGTTCCTGCAAATCCATCTTCGCTGTGTTCTTTGTAGATAATTCTTGCCAAATAACTTGTTGAAGCCATCTTTTTACCTCCTTAAATTTGATAAAAAAATAAAGCCTTTCGGCTTGTATTTACGTCAATATACATCATTCTTTCCGATTGTTCTGCTAAATCTAGCAGTTTGCCGGTAAGTGTCTTTTGTATCATCTTGCGTAGGCATTGAAGAACCACGAAAACGCATTGTTTTCATAATTCTCTTAACTTCCCTTATAACTTCTTTTGCTCTTGCTTGTGATTTATTATCAGTCACATCAATTTGAAAAGAAAACTTTTCTGCATTGATTTTATCACCCTCTAAATCTTCTCCGATTTCTGAACCGGGTAACAATTGCAATCTTACAAAAGGGAAAACCGCTGGTGTATTACTACTGCCAACGGAAGAAAAGTTTTTGTCTGTCATTTTGTACTTTTTTTTCAAACTTTCTGAAAATTTCGTTTTTATCCTTGTGAATACAGTAGATGGTACTAATTCATCCCATTCCACCGACATATGCACCACCTACTTTCAAAATATTTCTTTCGCCGTCTTTATAATTTTGCTTCTTATATCTTCTCCGGCTTTATACATAGGCATAGTGGCTTTTACACCATGTGTAGGCATCCATTTTTGTTCCTTTTCATTCCAGTACCACCACATATCGTCATAAGCGTGTGTCTGCCCCGGAAATGTACCAACGCCATAAGGGAATTTACTTCCAACTAATGGATTTTGCGTTGGGTTAAAATGAACACCTGCACCAAATTCAATAGCAAGCAATATACTAAACGGTGCGTAGCCATCTTGTTCTTTTACTTGCCCCTTGGCAAGCAATATACCATTACAACCCATTTTGTCAGAAGATATGTTTGTCGAAACCGTAACATACTTTCCTAATGGACTCTTTGATATATTTGTTTCGGCAACCTCTACACCACTTTGTAATAGCCTAGAAACAAGTTGTTTACATTTAATAGGTAAATCATCCCTATACTGCAAGAGTTGTTTTTTGAGGGCATTTAATCCACTTACAGACAAATCCGCAGTAAATGTTTTTTTCCCCATACTATTTCACATTCCTTTTTAACAAGAACAAGTCCTCATTTAATCCTTCATCTGCAACACCTTTTACTGTGTAATCAGCACTGCTTTCATCTGGAATTGTGTTATCATCATCCTTGTATACGATTTCCGACTTTTTCCAAATCACGCTACCGGATTTCAAAGGCAAATAACCTTTACTGACAATGATTTGTGCATAGTTTGTACTATCATCAATACCATAGTCTTGCCATACAACTTCATTTAACTTATTTGTGATGTTTGCCTTAAACTCAACTGGTTTTGTATAACCAATTGTTGGTTCTCCGGTTTCAATCTTGTTTCCATCATCATCCGTAATGTAAATTACATTTCCCTCTTCGTCTGTATAACTTTCGTAAATTGGAATTTCATCATCTTGTAAAGAATAAAACATTCTTTGTTTGTTAGATGCCAACGTCATCAAGGCAACCACCTACTCACTTGATTTAATCTGTTTAATGAGCTGATTTCCGTACACACTCAATCCGGCAACAAGGACACCCTGAACAATTGATGTAAACACTGCCATAAGCATTTCTGGTACTGTTCCAATAGATGTATTTGCAATTACCCAAATGGCACAAAGCAAAATACCAAGTACACCTAAAATACAAGGAATGTACTTATCTTTGATAACATCCATTTTTTTAATTCCGACACCGATAATATACAGAACAACTGCTACTACAATAAGTTCCGGTTTTACATAACTCATAATACTATCCATCTTTTCTTACTTCCTTTCCGTTGAGACGTTCTTCAAGTCCGTTAAGCCTGTGATGAGCCTGCTTGCAACTTTCTTCAACTTTAATAATTCTGTCATTGTGCATTTTAATATCTTCCCTCATGGATGATATTTCTGATTTAATCTCTTTAGTATCTTGACCTATATCATCAAGTTTTACATTGATTCTTGTGTTGTCTTTTACGCGTTCTTCTATATCTTTTGTGTCTGTCCGCTTATTATTCTTTAGTCCAAAGTAAACAGAAAAACAAACGGAAATAACGCTAATAAGTAAAGCAATCTCAATATTCATACCTTACCGCCTTTCCGTAAATTATAGTGTTTCGTTGCCCTCCACCGCTTACACGAAACGCCCTGCGAGAAATTTAGATACTCTAAACAACTCACGCACAATCTTCTATAATACCTGCACAAATGGATAAACACATTTCAAAATATCATCACGACTAACCCAAGTCCTTGAAATTGAATTTTCGCTATGGCTACTTTCAAATGGTGCGCCCATCTGTGCAAAATCATATACTGCCAAATTCTTAATTACGGAATAGTAGTTATCGTAAAGGTCTTTCTCAACTTCATCATCTGTGTAAGATGTTGCCTGATAATTTCTTCTGTTCTTAACTTCTCGTATAGCATCTTTGACCTTTACTGAAATTATGTCAGCATTAAACGTAGGCTCATTTCCATATTCAATTGTCAAATCTGCAATAATTTCTTCTTGCAGTCCTACTTCCATTGCTTCATCCATAATTCAAACTCCTATAATCCGAATTTTTCAATCAACATTTTCTTTAAATCTGCGCCGCTAATCTCTTCCGCTTTATCAAATCCCTGCTCGTTAGCAAGTTTTTGTAAATCAGCGGTAGACATACGATTGATTTCTGTTTTGGTATAAGATTTCTCAGCAGACAGATTTGTATTTTCAGAAAAACTATAGGTGGATTTCTCCACCTCTTTTGAATTATTTTCTGGAACATCTTCTCCTGCTTCATACCAAATACCATTCTTATTTACGATATAGGGATATATCATGTTTAATACCTCCTACTCTTGTGAATGAACCTCAATAACAAATGTTGAATCCATATTTTCATAAGATGGAAGCACAATCTCGGAAGCGGTTACAGACGTAATAGCTGGTGGACCGTACTCGACTTTCTTTGCTACTGCAATTCCTACTCCATACATAGATACGTCTACATCAGCCACCTGTGAAGCTGTTCTCTCTTCCGGTGTAGTACCAAACCAAGTGCCGCCAAGAGCACCGGCCGGAAGTAATGTAACTTTATCATCTGGATAAAAATATGCCTCTTTATCATCATCCCCAATATACATTTTGTCATAAAGAACAATGGTAAGTTTTGTTCTTGACTTAACGATTGAAATTACATTATCGTCTGTAAGTTCAATATTTGCTGTAAGGTTCTGTGCAAGAATTGCATTTTTAACCTGCTTGTTCTCTAACAGATAATTAAATGTGTTAGAGTTCATAAGAACATATGTTGCAACCTTACCAAGTTTTGCAAGCGCTTTTCTTGCATTATTAAGGTCGGTAAGTGGCTTTGAATTTACTGTGTCGCTCCACATTGCTGTGTCCTGCAACTTTAAGTAATGTTTAGCGGTATATTCTCCGTTAGGGTCGTAATCATACTCATACTTAACGCCATCAGATTCAATTCCGATTGTTGGGTGTCCTTTTGCTGTGGCAAGAAGAGCCATTCTCATTCTTTCCGGAACAACCTCTGCACCTCTTACAAGTGTTGTGGTATCATCATAGATACTTTGTAATGCCCCCTGTAAATACGGGTCGTTTTCATCCTTAATTCTGTCGATTTCCTGTGCATCTTCCTCTGTAATAACCATCTGTTCACGGAAAAATGCCATCTGTGTCTTTTCTGTTTTTAATCCCTCTCTTGCACGAATGGTAGGCAATGCATCAAAGTTTGATGGCTTTAACGATACCGGAAGTCCTTTGTGTGTTTTAATCCACTTTAAATCAAGTCCCGATTTCTTTCTTTCCGGGAACCACTGTAATCCAAGATAAGGAATATCATTGCTTGCATCGTTTGTAGCTGCAAGCGCAATGGCTTTTGTATCTACTACTTCATTTACTAACATTCTTTTTACCTCCTGTTAATTACTCAAATACAATCATTGGCAGTGCTGTCTTAACTGCTGCATCAATGGTTACACCCGAATGATTTTTGGCTGTTGTTTCGTCAATATAAGCTTTCTTAAGCAATGTACCCTGTGGTCTATCTTCGGTTACATCATGAAGCAAAATACCAACTACTGTTGCTGTGTTGTCTGCAACTCCTGTCTTTCCGATAGGTGTTCCAGCCTTAACAACCTTTTTCCCATTTGCTAATTTGTCTGTTACACTTGTAAAATCAAGTGTCATAGGGATACCCTCAAACGGTTTTCTTTTGAGGATATTTACATCACCCTCGTATGCTGTCTGTTCAAACTGCATCATTTTAATTACCTCCTACATAATGTGATAAAACGTCATTATTCTGTTTCTGACCGCTGTAATACTTCTCTACAAGTTTTTCAGCGTTTGTTTTTTCTTCTTCATTTCCACCTGTAGAACCACCCGGATTAGGCGTATCGTCAAGTTTCTGTTTCTCATATTCAGCAATAGCCGTTTTTTTACTGTCGGCAAAAATCTGACCGAGAACCTCATAATCTGTAGCACCATCATCTGTAACAACTTTGCTTGCCTGCTCTGCTGTCAACCCAAACTTTTCCATTGCATTTGCTCTCTGTGTGCGAACTGTGTCTTTCTTTTCAAGCTGCGCAATTTGTTTGTTTGCCGCTTCAAGTGCCGTTGTTGCTTTTTCAAGCTCCGTCATGTTCTGGCTGTTAAGCTCGTCAAGCTGTGTCTGCAATTCGTCAGCTTTATTAGCTTTTTCCTTATAGCCATCTGCTCTTTCTTTTTCTTTCTTTGTTTCAGCATTGATAGAATTAAGCAAATCTGAAATCTGCTCATCCGTCGGCTCTGCCACTCCAAAAGAAATAAGTTTCTGTTTTGCCTGTTCTCTAGTCATAATTACCTCCATCAATTCACGTTTTTTAACACGGTTTGCTCCGCTTGAATTGTTCTGTTGTTTTACGCACAACTGCAAATTTTTATAAAATAAAAGAGATAGTCTATTCGACTACCTCTTTATTTACTGGATTGTTGTTTGGTTCTGCATCTTTACTTGTCGGGTACAGATATTCCATTCTGTCTTTTGATTCAAGTGCAACCGCTTCACTGTCGCTAAACAAATCAACGGTTTTAATTGCTCTTTTGTAATCAACCCCTGCTTCAAGTAACATTTTAAGTGCTTCTGATTTTGTAAGCAGATTATCTATTTTGTTATGGTTGATATGTATTTCAATGTCGCTTGGCATAAGCGTAAAATTTCGCTTTATACGCAAACGATTTAGTATAATTCTTAGAGACATTCTTTCCGATTTTTTTAGTATCGGTTCGTTGATTGCTGTTCTTAGTCCTGCATCATAATGTCCGTTTCGTAGGTTTACTGCATTTCCAGTATCACCTCCGGCATTGTTGTTGGAACGATTAGCCAAACCTTGAATACTCAAAAACCTTTCAAACAAATCATCAAAAACAACTTGACTTTCTGTTTGGTTCAGTTCATTTGTCATAACATCAACATCGGCTTTGTTTTCGCCATTGTTTGATTTAACAACTAAGGCACCTTCTAATCTCATCTGCGAAAATGTATCTTTGTCAATCTCGCAATTCACAAATTTAATCCATGCAGAAACAAACTGCTCAATGCCGTTTACACGGTCAGAAGATAATGTATTGATTGAATCCGTAATAGGAATTGTAATTTCAATATCCGATAATCTTCTTGCATTGTTTGGATATTCCACAACCGGAATAGCGTTATTTCCGTTCAACCCACTACTTTTAATTTTTCCGTCAACAATTTCAAAATACTCTCTTTCCGTATAGCAAAAGTATATTGAATTATTGTTTTCATCTTCTCTAATTTGACAAGAAAATGCGGGTTTTCTATTTGAGTAATAAACAACAAATGTGTAGCGTGGGTCTTCCGAAAACAAAGCAAAGTCGCTTTCGTCAAGCAAATCTCCGTTTCCGTTGTCATTTCCAACAAATCTATAAGCCGTACCGCAAATACTTCTCCAACGGCAAATATCAATATCTACTTCTTGTTTGCTTTCAGAATCCATCGTAACATTTAGTTCCGTAATCTCTTCTGATTTCTTATCGTCTGTTCCACGTAACACATACTGAATAGGCTCTGCACATATTTCAGCAGTTTTACGCTCAACAAGTTCATAAGCAAGATTTAAAACAAGTTTGTTGTTTACTTCCGGCCTATTCACCTTTTTACGGTATAAAATAGGCTGGTCTCCTCTGTAATATCTATCAAGGTAATTGATTTCTTTTGCATTCTGCGTGTGAATCGAAAGTGCCTTGCTTAATTCTTCGACAATATTTAATTTTGTAATTTTGGATTTATTTGTAGAAATTACTTTTCTTCCAAAATTGCATTGATTTACTGCCGTAAACGGTCTTATGTTTTTTCCATAATACTTAAACATTAAAGCACCTCACTAACAAAACGTCATTCCACTCGATGTTGTCCTTTGTACTATTTTTTTCAACTCTGTAGTTCCAGTATCTACATGGTAAACAACTCTTTTTCTGCATTTTTTGCAATTCACAGAAATATTCATACTGGAACGTCCATCCCATGTGGCTACTTTTCTTCCACATCTTGGACAATATATCGTTTTTGGTTCCGTCATAAAAACCTCGTTTCTTGCAATAAAAAAACACCGCCTTTTTTTGGCAGTGTTTTATTTTGATTTCCTCATTTTATATTATATAATAATTGCGATATGACATACTATGACATATTATCAATCTTTGTATGTTTTTCCATATAACTTTTCAAATTCCTGCAATGCTCTTCCGTGTATTCTAATTGTTTGCCTCCATGAATACGTCATTTCATCTGCAATTTTTTCAAATGTCTTTTTCTCAACATACCGAGCAAACAAAATATGATAATAAGTTTCGTTGTCAATTCCATCAATTTGTGAAACAATAAGATTCTTTTTATCTACATAGGTGTCGATTAAATCATCCAATTCCTTTTCCATCTTTTCAATTTTGCAATAGGTAGAACCCATTTTGTCAAAGTTAGGACTTGTCTTTACTCTTTCTTCATTTTTTACAGCAGAAACACTTCGTGCAAGCTCTCTAAATTGCTGTATTTCAGATAACTTATTGTTTATCATTCGGTCAAGTCTACTAATTTGCTGTAAATATGTTTTAGTATCCATAATTTCTATAACCTCCTCTAAATGGGTTTTTTGGCACTTCTATTTTTGCCATGCTCCAATTTCCTTCAATGAAATATGCTAAAGACGCAAGGCAATCCGCCGCATCATCATGTTTGTTTTTTCCAGTAACCGTAAAGCTATATAAATTTGTCATAAATTTTCTGTATTCATGACTTCGACATCCAACATCACGGAAATAAAACTCTCTAATACTTCCAGCCTTATCCCATATCCTTTGCTCTTTTCTCATGTTTGTAGGTGCATATTCAGAACGTAGATTTATTTTTCGTCCTTTTTTCTTTAGTAATTCTTCAATTTCATCCTTATATCCTTCTCCACCTTGATTTGCTTCAAAAAACGCACTTCCAACATCATTATCAATAAACATGTTTGCAACTTTAGGTTTGGTTATTTTCTTTTCACTGTTGTCGAAAACAACATCGTCAATGTAAATTGAACCATCCTCGTACATATAAGCCACCGCAGATGCGAGATAATCTTCTCCTCCTAAAGCAACGTCACAAGCCGCACATATTCTGTAAGGTTCTTCTTCCGGCAATACACCATTGTAAAATCTCATATGTTCTGGATTAAAAACTGCACCGTCTCTTTCAATTGGTTCCTGCTGATACTGCGCATACCAAGATGCCATATCGTCGTTTTCTTCAAACTTTGCTCTTAACGTCCGGTAGTATTGCGTTGTATATCCAACACCGTAATCATAATCAAAGTTGCTTTCATCGTTTTCGTCCAAAGCCGGTATCTTCAAAATGTCATATCTGATATTTTTTGCTTCTGGGTTATTCTGCAAAAAATCCAATCTATCACTATAAAGGTCATGCAAACTCCAAATTGTACCATCATGGATTAGTTTGCACTGTTCCTTTTTACGTGACATTACATTATTGTCAAAGATAATCTGCTTTCGTTTGAGTGTGTCCGGGTTAAGCACATCTTGAATACCTTCAAGAATATCATCCAATACCATCCATCCGTAAGCGTCATATTCTCCATTAAGTCCACTTTCCAATCCTTTTCCAGAAAGTGTTTTGTACTTCTTTTTTCTCACAAGGTCTACTTTATGATTTTTTGAATCCGTATCAGCAACTTTTACTTTTGGAAATACATCGGAAAAACAATATGTTGGGTCTGTCCAGATTTCCATGACACCAGTTAAAAATGCTCCGCCTAATCCCTCTTTGTATGTCACATACAAATTGCTTTTTTCTGCGTCTTTTGCACAATGCCATGACATAGCAAGCGTTATTATCTGACTCTTACCAACCCTTGGCGGCATGTGAATAAACAATTCGTCAAGTTTTCCATCTTCAAGTTCCTGCAACTTATCGGCAACTTGTTTGAGTGTTTTTCTTCTAGGCTCGTAAAATCTTTCTTTCTTAGGTCTGTTTTTTTCTATGTAAAGAATGTAACTATCAAGAATGTAAGGTGCTTCATAAAGCAGTAAATCGTAATATTTATCTAAAATATCATACGACTGCTTGTTTTTTTGAGATTGCGTTTCAAGCCAATTAAAGTCAGCACCATTTGTAATTGATTTTATATACTCAAAAATCAGTTCTTTTGCTCTTGTAGAAACTTTCAATCCATATTCACGGTCTTTTCTTCCGCAAAGCATAATTTTACTTGCTTCGCAATATGCATCTATTACACTACGGTCTATTCCATTCCGTAATATGTATTTTTCGTATTCTTTTATATTTTTCTCATCTTCAATTGTATGCATTAAAAAAGCACCTCCACACAAGCAGAGATGCTATAATAGGCATCCTGCCTATAATTTTTCTAGGTTAGCGACTAACTCCGTTTGTTAGCCGGGAATTTAATTATTAAACTGTTCCTGAAACTTTTGGTACGCACTGATTAACCTTGTTAAGAAGTGCATCGTAATTTTGAATTAAATATCGTGCCGAAACCAAATATGCTTTAATTCCATAGCCCGCTGCTGTTTCTCTTTCAATCTCACAACCATTCCACTCGTAGCTCTCGCATATTCCAATAAATACATCAGCTTGTGACAATTTCTTAATGCTTTCTCCTAAATACCACACTGCTTGATTTTTATTCTGCGGTGGATTGTCCTCTATGTAACTGTCAATCAGTTCCAGTTCTTCTCCCTCGTAAACCTCTGCAATTTTCTTCATCTTCTGAATACTTGCTTTAATTTCCTCTTCTGTTCTGCCTTTCATAGGCACACTTACAAATAACTTTTTCATAACATATTTCCTTTCCGCCATTAAAATGGCAATAGTTTTATTTTACTCGCTTAAACTCCAAGCAAGTGAGTTTTCCATCTTTTCTACGTCTCCACGAAGAAGTCCACTGTTTGACTGTTCCTTTATTCTTTTTTTGGAATCTTACTTAATGTATTTTTGCTAATCGCATCATTTAATGGTTCTAACAAATCATCTATCATTATTCCATTCATAACATTTCCTTTCAGCCGATAATCGGCAACTAACAATTTATCTTAATACCTTCTGTTAAAACTTCCGTCTTTTTCTCATTTAACATTGGTACATTGTTTTCATCTGTTTTTATCCAATTTGCATCAATTACAATCATTGGTTCTTTTCCTGCATGGCCACTGAAATGTAATTCAACATCTTTACCAGGCACTTTTTTACCATCAATAAATAGCTTTGCGGTTTCTCCGTCAGATATTATCTTGATTTTTTCTTTTTCAATTTCTTCTGCTAACTTTCTTCCACACATAGGGCAATAATTGATTTTTATATATCCAAGACAACCACTGTCTCCTGTATCAATCAATAGTACAAAGCCATCTTTTGCATCTTTATAAATAAAATCCACACAATCATATCTCTTTTTCATGTATTCATCATCATTCATTGCTATTTTTTTGCAAAATTCACACACACCTAATCATCCTTTCCAGTTATCAACTCACTATGTGGCAATTTTTCAATAAAATCACAAAATATATGCCAATCTGGCAATCTGTGATTTCTTCTCTGCTTGTAAATCGTCTTTAACTGCCTATAATTCGTTGTCATTCTTGCTGTCAACTCAAATCCAGATGGAATATTGTATAACAGTCGCAAATAATCTTCGCTGTCTTTTGTTTTCAAGTAAATCTCTTTCAATCTCTCGACTTCTGCGGTAACTGCATTAGACACATAACCGTTACACATACACTTAATATCCATTTTGCTAATACAGTGCATTGTTGACTGGCTCGATACAAAGTCTATAAAGTGGTATCTTTGCAGTTCAACCCACGCCTTTATGCTGAATGTCAAATCAAACTGAACAATCACTCCGTTAAGGAAATTGTCATGCCCTGTGCCTATGTCACATCTTCCAAGATTATCAATTCTATCGGTAAATTCGTCATTCACAGAATTTATATCTACCGCAAACGGATATTTACTTGCTCTAAAACTATCTTCAATTCCAAAAACCTTGATATTTTCTATTCTTGCCATTTTACATCTCCAGTTATATTCGGTTTCTTGTGTTGGAAAGTATTATCCAGTCACTTATTACTATTCTGTCCATACTCTACTGTCAGACAACCAACACAAGCATTTTAATTATTTCAGCAAGGAATACCGAAACGCTTGCTTATCCGGTAGCGAACCGGCTTATCCAGTAGCGAACTGGACCATTGATGTGGTGAGGAATCGAACCTCACATGATGCCTTTGTCCATATCCTTTCGGCTCACTTTGGCATCGTACTTGTGGTTTCCTGCGTCTACCCTTTCCGCCACACATCAGCAAAGGCACCAATTCAAATGACTAATGATTATATCGCAAAACAGGAAAGTTCTAGGTGTCTTTGCATTGTATCATCCCCTCTATCGGGGAAACGCCGATATTTGGATTTGAACCAAAACGTCATAACGACTACTGACATTTTAGCAAACTGCTCCCTTGCCTGATTAGGGTTATATCGGCAAATAGGTGTATTGCAATCCCATAAGGCCTACATTCCTTATTTGCAAATTTGGAACATTCTTACCTTTGGATATTTCCATTAGAAAATTACACCTAATCGGCAATCGTGGATTTGAACCACGATTCTTTGTGTATAGTGGGATTCTACACAACGCATTATCCATTATGCTATCGCCGTAAGTACGGATTGACATACATGCATCTGTGTTTTAACCCGCACTGTTGCGATTCTTTTGCGTCCGGCTACTTTGGACACTGGGAACTATCGCAACGAAACCATAAACCCCACCGGACCTTGTGACGGTCCTTTAATCAGCTTTCCGCTAGTGGGTCAAGAAAGGTTCATGCAAAAGCAAAAAACATGAACAAACCATATACACCGAATTGCCGGTGTTGTATTCCGATTCGCTCTCGGCTAGAACGGATATACATTGCCCCTCTTTGTGATTCACACTCCTTATCACGTTTAAGAGTTCAAGGGATATGGTAAAACTCTTAATGAGTTATAAAATATATCGCCACAATGGACGCACAAAAATTGATTATTGACATTATTCTATCACGAGGTCTTTCGCCTAACACTATGTTCAAAAACGAAACTACCACTATGAATCCAAAATAAACCACAGTAATGTATCGAATCAAAAAACTAATCATCACGACTCCTCCACTCTTCGCATCCGTGGTCGTATTCGACATAATCAGATACATAGTCACTGTTCATATTCTCGCACACAAAACCATTCTCACGGCTATATGCAGCATATTTACAATTTCCACAACACAGTTTTTCGTTATCGTCCATCCTTGAAGTCCTCCATTTCTTTTACACTCATTCCAACAATTCCTGCCGAACCATCCGAATCCGTATTCTTGAAATACTCTCCGTTCTGTGGAAACATGAAACGGAACATTGCGTAATTTGCTACGTCGCAAAGATATTCTGTGTTTCCAGTTTCTTCAAACTTCGCAAGACACTTTTTAAGACTTCCAATCGCATCCACATTTCCGGTTGCAAAATTTCTACTTGCCTTGCCGTACTTGTAATAGCTCTGACATATCAACGCTTTCCGCTTATCGTCAAACGCTTTTGAGTATTCCGTTTTCAGTAATTCATTTTCCATTCTCAAAACCCCTTTTTTATTTTTTCGGGAGTATGGGGGACTTAGTAGGCGGTTTTTTAATCCCCCAATAGAGGGGGAGGGGGTGCGTTGCTAGTCCTCTCTTTTGCTCGGTTCGTATAACTACAATTTTACGAACTTTAACGTTTTTCCGTTGTTTATCCGTCTTTTTGTTCGATTTCAATGACTTCTTGTTCCGGATTTGTCAACTTTGGAAGCTCGCTATCTGCTAATGCTTGGCTGTTTTGATTGCCGACCTGCACTGGAGCAGTTTCCACCATCCCATAAGCCGCCTTTGCAATAAAAATCAAATTGGAGTTTGTGCCGGCTTGGTTATGTAACCGGTTAAGCGTGAAAGACTTGCAAATATTGAACCATTTTTTAACTGTGCTACCATGTGCAGTGCTAACCCTATACCTACCCATAGACCAATCTGTAAAAGTGTTTCTATCAATACCAACTAAAAAACTAAATACCTCCAATGTTGGCAATACTTTATATTTAGCACATATACGAACATAAATATCAAATAAATTATCTAATAACTCTATATCGTCATTACTAGGCTTTTGAATATTATCAGCAATATAGAAAATCATAGATACAAAGTTATCCGCTACACTTTCAGTATCTCCATCTAATTCAGCGTCTATGTACTCATCCACCAGCCTATATATGTCGTTCTGGTATACCTCAATACCAACTTCGCTTTTAATAACATTATCTTTCACAACATCAACTCCAAACATTCAAAAATAAAAAACGCCAACACAAGAAAAATAAAAAGTTATCATCTTGCGTCAGCGTTCGCCGTCGTCTGTACGTTGTTTCTGTTTCCAGAACAATAATTTAATATATGCCCTTACTATACACGATACACAAGTTATTGTCAATAATAAATTTATAATATTTATTTTATTTGTCGAGTTCGAGCCGTTTTTTATAAATCCTGGTGCGGCGTCGGGGAATCTGCCCGACTATATATATACTTATCTTCTCTAACCTTATCTAACCTAATCTTATCTTATCTATGTTACATTTTGGAAACAAAACGATAACAGATTGGTTACAAACTGGTAACAGAATTGTATACAACATGATTACAAGTCGATAACAAAACGATAACAAAAACACAAAAAAAAGACGGCTAAAAAGCCGCCCTTTCTCTTTCTGGAATCACTCGCCGAGATACTTGCGATATAATTCCTCCCACGCGTCAGCGTCTAAATCACTTTCTAACGCATCCGAAGCCTCGAACGGCTCCGTTTCTTCGTGGTCGAGAACGTCGGAAATTCCGACAGTGTATTGTTTTCCGTCAACCTCAACCCAGACGTTGGCGGCGTCGTTCTGAACTCCATTTCCTTTCAAGGCTTCCTGCTGAAATGAATCGAAATCCATTACGGCAAGTTCAAAATCGGAACCCTCGACAAATTCGCCGCTTTCGTCTGCCTCGAAATATTCAAGAGCGTACTCTTCAACGTCCGTCAAATGTTCGTTATAGCGAGCATATCTACAACGGAGAGCAGAAAGCTCTTTCTTGGCTTCTTCCTTCTGCTCCATGCTCCATCTTTTCAATTCTTCCGGGCTGGTATCATTGCCCCAAATTGTGTCACCTTTCTTGAATTTCTTCATTTCCTCGTTGGTTGCTCTGCACTCCCCTTTTAACAATCTAACCATATTCAACATACTCTTCACCTTTCCACGGTCTCCCGTGCCCTTTCTTTTTTTTGATTTTTTTTATTTTGTTTTTTTAAATACCCATCCGGCATGGGTGTTACCCTCTGCGCATTCATAAAGGGTATATTCCCCCGGTTCACTTGGAGCCGTAAGAACGATTCCGGGAAATCCGGTTTCTACTTCCTGCCCTGCTTTGATTCCCTGCCACTGGGGAATCGTTATTCTGTTCTGTGCCATATGCGGCACCTCCTCTCTTCTTTCTTTTGATAAGTCAATTATAATGCCATGTGCCTTATATGTCAAGTGTTTTTTGTGCCTTATTTCAAAATTTTTTCTTCCCTTTCCAACTTTTCCGCAACTGCTAATTTTATGAAATCGTTGCAACTGCTATAATTCAACGCCTTTATCCTTTCTTTTGTTCCTATTGTAAAGCGGCAATTTATGCGTTCAAACTTGCTATCATATTTTTTTACTGCTTTTCTTAGGGATTCCGTTGTCTTTTTTTCTTCCATGTGTAAAACCTCCTTTTTTTAATTGCTTCTATTATATAATAATGTGCCTTATATGTCAATATATTTTATTATTTTTTGTGCCTTATGCATATTGCACAATTTTTGTGCCTTATATTTGTGTATTTTGTATATTGTTTTTGTGCCTTATATATTGTATTATAATATCAACAAATAAATAAAGCCGGTGACACCTACCAAGCGACCACCGGCACCAATCAAAAAAGAAAGGTAAGGGAATTATATCATAGATTCCCGAAAAGGTAAAGAATTATGAAAAAATTAACAATTGCAGAGATGAGAAAAAAAGAGCTTGCTAGATTTAGCGAAGTATATAGCATCGATTTAGCAGACGCAAAAAAACTTGTAAATAGTTTTTATCGCTTTTGCGGGTTGGAAAGCAATTTATTCTATCTTGAAAATAACGAGAGTACAGCAAATAGCAACTATGTAAAAGATTTACAAAAAAAAGAAGAAAATTGGACGGAAAGGTTGCAAAAAAATCTTGCCGCTCATGGTTTGGCAATGGTCTGGTTTGGCTATTTGCCTACCATTTGCGAATCCGGAACAACTAAGACGGCACTTGAAAGATATTTTTACGAATAGGATTTCGCCGGGGTTTAATTCCCCGGCTTGCTTTTCCCTTTTGAGGGATAAAACAAAAAATAGGAAGGTGGTTATATTATGATAAAAATTGATATGTGGTACAGTGACAAAAAAGAACAAGCTACGAGTTTAGACATTTATTTTAACGATTTAGGCGCTTTTTACACCGGAAATATTAGAATTTTCGGAAAATCAGTTGGCGATTACTACGCCGACACAGTGCAAGAAATACAAGAAGCTTTTCCACATCTTGCGAAAAAAATTGATGAGTGCTTGAATTAGAAAAAAAGAAGCTGCGCCGGTTTTTTCCGGCGGTTTCTTTTCTTGCATTTTGGCAAAATAAAAAAGATTGGAGGCGGTGACATGGTTAAATCATTACAAAAATGGCTAGAGAAATCCGGTTATAATCCGGAAAAAATTAAACTTTTCGGAGGTGGCGAAGCGTTGGAGGTATCAACGCCATACCAAGGACAAACACCAACGGCGGAACAATTCGCAACACTGGCAGAAATCCGGCGGCACGTGTCAAGGCACTATGCCGGGATAAAGGTTGAGCCGCGCGGATTTTATTCGTCAATTTATATCTATTATAACAATTAGCCGGATGCGTTCCGGCTTTTTGTCGTGCGCTCTGCCTGCTTTTGGTGGGCGCGCCCTGCTGCCGTTTTGCTTTTCGCAAATATCCGGCGGTGTGTTTGCGATACCAAAAACAAAAGATTGTTTTTTCCCTGCCGGATGTGTTCCGGTTTGGTTTGAATGTAAAAACGCATAGCACCTTGACAACGCTATATATTCGCCGTATACTGATTTTATATATCTATGGCAATTTTATAGGCTCACGAGATAAAAAGGCAAAATAGAAGCCTTGGAACGTCTCACAAGGGCAAGCCTTTATTTAGTATATCTAAAATCAGCAAAGTAAAAAACAGTGCAAAAACTGTTAATATAAATCAATTTGAAAAAATTCACCCTGCAACTATAAAAATCAGCAACCCCGGGGGGTATCAAAAAATTTGCATTATCGGGCGAAAATTCCGAAATCGCAAAAATCTCTCTCCAACCTTGAAAATTTGAAAGGTAGGGGGGTATCAAAATATTTTGCTTACCGGGTGTAAAAAGAAAGGAGTGTTCAGCATGAACAAAAAAACAAAAGCATTAGACAAGGAAACCTACAAAGAAATCATAACCGCAATCCGCAAAGGCTTCAATTACGGTGAACACGTATTCAAGCCAAACAAACGGCTTGCTACATTACTGGTAGTGCAAGCAAACATCGGAGTTAGAATCTCTGATATACTGCACCTTACGCTTTCAGACGTGGTATACGAAAGCGGTCGCTATCATCTAGATATTGTAGAGCAGAAAACCGGCAAGGGAAGAAACTTCACGGTTCCAACTGAATTATTCCAGTTCTTAAAGAAGTACACCGAAGATAACGGCATTGCACCAACCGCAAGAATCTTTCCAATCAGCGAAAGAGCCGTACAGAAACAATTGAAAATCGTAGCGGATTTCTTTGGAATTGACGGAATATCAACACACAGTTTTCGGAAGTTCTACGCTACCGAAATGTACCTTAACAACGATTATGATATAGAGTTGGTGCGTCACCTGCTACAGCACTCATCCAGTTCGACAACGCAAAGATATATTGGAATCAGTGAAAAACGTGTTGAGAACGCATTGAAAAATCATTTGTGTATCATCTGATTGTATGGTACACTGTAAAGGTCTAAAGCCAATATAATACGGCAACCATTTATTTCTCCCCCCGGTTGCCAATTAGACAAAAAAGTAGGAGCCTTTTCCATAATTTAGGCTCCTATTTCTTATTATTATATTACGAGTTGGACTAATCTTGAACTAATATTGGACTAAAACAACTAAACTTTCTTAAAGATTAGACCATTCTTTAAGCGTTCTCAATGAATCCTTGAATTGCTTACAGAAATCACGTGAAACAGAACTATTTCTGTCCGTAATTTTTTCTAAATACTCTTCAACCTTTTCTGGGTCAAATTTTTCCTCATATGTTTTCAATTTATCAATTGCTAATTCCTTGAGGTCATTTCGCTCCTGCTTATGAGCTTCAATGTTCTCCTCTTTTGAAATTTCGCACGTAAAGAAAAATGAGGACGCTTTATCAATATCTCCATACAACTTACGCATTGTGGCTACAATGCTATCCTTGGAGTGTATAATGAAAAGGATGCCGTCGTAGCACTGTTCCCTTTCATCTTTCACGTGAAAGTATTTTTCATACATACGCTTCACGTATTCATCTGATAAGCGTTCTCCGCGCTTTTCTAATATTCTGGCATCCTGCAAACCAAGTTTTTCAGATTCTAATAACATTTTCATCATTTCTTCTTTGCTCATAACATACATCCCTTTCTATTTCTTCTTATTCTTTTTCCTCGCAACTAATTCCTGCAAAGAAATCGTCATTTACTTATAAAAATCTATTACATACTTCTTCAAAAAAATCTAACTTTGCCAGTCTAATTGCTTCAGCTAAAGTAAAGTCTCCACCTATATTTTCTTTGATTTCTTTTGCATAAGGAACAAAACTTTCACATCTTATTCCTTCATTTTTTGAAACAACATAATCTTTATAAATCAGTGATAATTCTTCGTTTGTCTTATCGCTATATGGAATTTTCATTTTATATCACCTCTTCTAATCTTTACTTCGATTTTGATTCTATTCTTTTTGCAATTTTTTTCAACTCTTTTATTTTTCAATTTCCTTTTTTACAAGTCCAATTCCCTTTATTATTGTATCAGTCCTTGATAGATTTAATTTTTCTGAACAATACTCAATATCTTGTTTCTCTTGCTTTGTTAATCTGATGTTGAGTTTTTCTGTTCTGGAAACGTCTTGTAATGGTGGTCTACCAGTTCTTGGTGACAAATTATCATCTCCTTTCTATTTATGTCCTTGCATAAATCATTATAAATTATGTACGCACATAAGTCAACCCCTAAATGCAATGATTATTGTATTACGAGTTGGACTAATCTTGGACTAAAATAAAACCCACCAACTAAGTATTAGTCGATGGGTTTATCATAAACTCGCATTTCGCAAGATTTATCTCTATTGTTATACTGTCTGCTGTCAATTTTAATTATTCATCCTCGTAGTTTACGCCACAATGAAATCCCATTCAGCTTTCAGTTCTTCTACATCATTTTCAAACAACTTGCAAGCAATCTCATAGAGTTCCGGAACCATGTTCATACCACGGTCTATATAGTCCATAGTATTTCTGGCTTTCGGCTTTAGTATATCACTCTCCATACGCAACTTTAGATTGCAGTGATATTTTCTTTCAAACTCTCCATATAACAAGCGGTATCTCTCTTTATACTGCTTGTTTTTACAGTGTCTGACAATCTGGGTAATCCTCTGTCGTTTGGTCGCAAGGTCAATATCTCCAACAAGTCCAATAATCACATCTTCCTTGTGTACGATTTCTTGCTTCTGTTCCTTGATTTCCGTTTGCTGACGTTGGATAATCTCATTCTGTTCTCTGACAGTCTGCAAAGTCTGCAAGAATAATACCTTTGTGCTTTCCTCTGCGAACGGCAAATATGTATTGATGAACAATTCATCGTTATTCACATAGCCGCCAGTCTTTCGTATGGTTGGGAGTACATCGGAGATTACCCAACGTTTAAATTTCTTTGCATTGGGTAGTTTGCTTGATAACACCAAACTGTAAAGACCACTTTCATTGATAAATATAGGATTTTGTTCTCTGCCGATGGGGTCACGAATCGTTACCCCATCTATTTTGTCCTCGTCATCTACATGGTCTATAATGGCTTTTCTCGGATTGGAATATCCAAGAATTTCCGCTAAATCTTTGGCTACAAACCAAGGTTCTCCGTCAATAGTAACTGTGCGGATTTTTCCAAACTCTCCGTTAGTAAATTCAACAACATTCGTCGCACTGCCGATTGTTGGACTAATCTCATCTTTTGTAGGGGTAATTATACCATTCATACTTCGTATTCCTCCTATCAAAAGTTTTATGATACGCAAACAGCATTTGTGCGTATCGGGTACATACCCCAATATTCCTCACGCACGGTGCTTTTCTTTCTATTTCTTATTTTTCTTCCTTGCAACGTGTTCTAGTATGGTTTTCTCTGCTTCTTCTCTTAGTTCCGCAAAGTACGATACAACTTCCATAACAAACCTTGATTCGTAACCTTTTTCGTACTTATAGAGTATCTTGTAATCATCTACATTGTATGATTTTCCAATATCCAAAAGAATCTTGTGATACAACCCTCTTCTCGTCAGTTTGTATTCCTTACAAAGATACTCAAAGTTTGGTTCCATTTCTGCAAGCCATTTATCCTCTACGAGTAGCGGATAGGTTTTTCGTTCCGGAATCTCCTGCTTTACCTTAAAGTATGAATTTACTAATTGACGCTGTACTTTCCATGCTATATCTCCGTTTAAAGATTTTACAATCATCAAGTAACCACTTTCTGTTAATAGTGTAATTCCTTTGTTCGGCACAGTGATATTTCTAATGTACGAATTTGTCTCATTAGAATTTTTCTTTGTCAAAGAGAAGTAATCTTCACCCTCAATAAAGTGTTTCTTGTTTCGGTTAAAGTTTCTTCGTGCTGTACCTGATTTATTTTCGTGCACTGTATCAATATCCTTAAATGTCACAACTCGCTGTCCGTTATACTCTCTAATTTGCATTTCTGTGTTTTCAATGGTAATTACTTCGTTCATTAGCAAGCACCACCTTTCTCTGGGAAGAAATCAATCTTTCCGTTTGTCAGAAATTTAGCACAGTATGAAAATCCTGCAATGAACGATGCTTCTTGTACATCTGCTATGCCATCGCGAATTGATTCATCTATATTCTGAAACAAGCTCGGGTTTAATATGTCTCTCAAACGGGCAATGGCGTCTTCCGCTGTTTCCCAGTTCTTGTTGATAATACAAACTTCCTCGGAATTGTTCATGTCTTTTGTGTCCATAAAGTTCCGATAAGCAATTTTTAATAATTCTTCCATGTTTTTTCCTCACTTTCAAATAATGTTTGATTTTCTGTAAGAGGTATGCTATAAATATAAATAGACATATCTCTTGTTTGGTGTGTCATTGTAGCGGTTTAGGTCTGTCAAAACTTTCAAACCGCTACTTTTTTTGTAAAAGCAAATGTATCCCTTGTCGCATTGCTTCACCTTTGGTTATCTTGTGTTCCTCGCAGTATTTTTTTAACTTTCGTTCAGTTTCACTATCAAGGCATACACTAAACCGTTTAGTTTTTGGGTCATTCACTTTGGGTCTTCCTACTGTGCTTATTGTTTTTCACCCCTTTCTAATTTTAATCACACCTTTATTATATTTATATCACACCAAAAAGTCAACCCCTAAATGCAAAAAAAATAGAGACAATATAAAATTTACTGTCTCTATCCAATAAATCTAGTTATCAAGCATTTCATTTACTCTCTGCATATTATCTCCAGTATCATACACAATCACGCATGACCTGCCAAAATAAAAAACTGCTAAGAATATAACGCAAATCAAAATAACTATCAAAAGTCTTTTCCACATATTTTCCCCCCATTCTATTTTATCAAAAACCTAAAAATAAAAATATTTAGCAACCCAATCACAATAACAACCCAATCATCAATAATGTATTTGTTCTTCCCCTGTCTTACTAAATCAATTATCGCCAATAACATAGCAAGAACGGCAAGTATCGTAGAATATCCCGGTGTTGGAAATAATATTGATATTCCGCACATTACTGCACTGACTATTCCAAGCGGAGAATGTTTCTTTTTTACATACATGGGATTTCCACAATTTGGACATTTGTTTGCATTATCACTTATTTCTTTCCCACACTCCGGGCATTTAATCAAAGCCATGAGCAATCCCTCCTCTTTTATTTTTGATTGTATATTATCATATTTGACTATATTTGTCTATAATGCAGTTCTTAATGTTTGGAATACATTGTTTGTTATGCTAATTATTTCATCTGCGTATGTTGCCAAAAAGTCGCAAAACATTTCTTCCTGCTCCAAAGTCATATCAATTCCGTATGAAAACATTGCGCTATGGCATATCTCATGTAGCAAAACTTTGCGTAAAAAACCGCCACGCAAAATATTTGATATATAAATTGTTTGATTGTTTCTATCGCACATTCCGCAAGTATAACTTCCGTCACTTCTTTGTAGCATATTGCTATACGGTGATACTGTTACTATATTCCAAGCAAAACCATTCATAGTATACAATTTAACCACTCCAATCAAAAAGGGGCAATTACGCCCCTTTAATTTGTTTTTGTTAAAACTTCTGCAACAATGTTTGCATTTTGGTTTTAAGTAAATTTTTTTCTTCCTGCGAACTATCCGCAATCATTTCCGTAATGTCTTTTGATAATTCACCCATGTACTTTTCTAACTCTTTCATTTTGTACTGCTTATCCGCCGGTGTGTCTGCTTTGTGCATTTCTTTTGATTCCATGTACGACATACGGCTCATTCCGCTTCTGCCCTCTCTGGAATCTCTCATCTTCATGTTTTTATCCATTCCGGTATCAGTGTAATACATAAGACCGTCTCTGTGTTTATCCATATCTCTGTACCATTCCGGGTCATGTTCCCGGTACATTTCCGGTGTCATATGGTAGTATGGTTCGTCATATCCTCTACGGTACGTTCCACGTCCTTTCGGAGCAAATCTTCCGTCAGCGTATCGGTATTTGTCATAAAATCTTCTTCCGTCTCCGTAACGCTCAAACATTTCAAGCGTTTCTTCTAAGTTTGATTCATCCATTGCCTTTGTCAAGGTTCTGTAGTACATTGCTTCCGACAAATCTTTCATCATGTCTACTACTTTTCCCATTTCGCAAGTATCAACATTTTCGATTCCAGATTCCATTTCGCTTTTGGCACATTCGGAAAGTTTTTCAATCATACAATGCATTCTTTTAATATCCATCTCAATCACCTCCACCGGTTGTAACAAGAGTTCCATCACCGTTTATTGCATTTAATCTGTTGTCTGGAGCGCAAGCAATTCTTCCAAGCAATTTGAAAACCCCGCTATTTGACGTGGTTTCAACTCTTGTACTGTATTTTGTTCTTGTTCTGATACTACAAGCCGTTGCCTGCGTACAATCACATTTTGTCAGTGGATAAAGTACCGTACCAGTTCCAATCTGGATATATACCGGAGCAGAAATTGTTGTTTCTGCCGGAATGTTCTGCGCCACAACAATGCAATATTTTGAACCATCGTTATAACTTCCTTCCGGGATTTGGATAACAAGACCAGTACCGGCAGTAAAATTTACTGCCTGACTTATAATCAATTTCTTGCAAAGTCTGCATACGTTTTTACAATTACTCATAATCTACCTCCTAAAAATCAATATGGGATAAGCCATAGACCTATCCCATAGAGTAATAATCAGCCTAGTTCGGCGAGTTTTTCTGATATTCTGTTTTGATTCTTCTGTATATTAGCAACAACCGCAACCATTGTTAAGACCTACTCCATAAGCAGACTGGTAAGGTGAGCAAGTGATGTAAGCTGGTACGGCAGTAGGTCGCAACTGGCTTACAAGATACTGGTTCTGCTCTGACTGTGAAGCCGCCAATTTGAGATTCTGATTTTCAGTCTGTAAAGTAGACAATTTGTCGTTTACAAGGAAGTCAAGGATGCTTCTTGTGTTTGCGTTCTGATTGTCGATAATATCTCTTGTATTGTTGCACATAGAGTTCTGGAGTGCGTTTGTCTGCGTTGAAATGTTGTAATTCACGCCCTGAATAGCTTCTCTTGTTGCACAGCAGCAGTCGGAAATCTGATGAGATACATTATTGAATCCCTGCTGGTTCTGAAAACCAAGCGTACAGATTGAGTTATCAAGAGTTCTGAAATTGCTGTTGATTGTGTTGTTCAGCGCATAGTTACTGTCTGCCAGTCCGTATGTCTGCTGGTCGAGTTTGCTAATAAGTGTCTGCTGGTCTACTGCGGCTCTAACATCTGCCTGTGTAGCACAAGGAACGGATGCTCTGTCACCGCCGTTGCCGTAACCGCCGCCAAATCCATTACCCCATCCGCCAAAAATAGCAAACAAGATAATCAAGACCCACCAGCCGTTTCCATCGCCCCAGCCGTCTTTGTTGTTTCCTGTCACTGCCGCAATATCGGCAAGACTAGGTGAATTTCCGTTAAACATTTTGTTTACCTCCATTGTTTTATTTACAAATGGGAAACTAGTTTTAAGCGCACAACCCAAAATGTACTAACGTAAATTGCATCTTTGCATAATTGATTTTCTTATTTCATCCGGTGTAGTTCCTTTTTCTTTGCAGACGTTTTCTGCAAATTCCTGTAACCCTCTTGAATCTCCATTTCTATACATCTCAATAGCATTTTTCGCCATAGGGTTACTCATAAATTCATTGTTTTTTGTAATTTCTTCTAAAAATTTCTGTGGATTTCTCATTGCTTTCATAAAACTAATTGGATTAAGCATCTGTATCACTCTCCTTTTTAGTCGTAGTCGAAGATTTAGTGCTTCTATTCGAAGATTTAGTCGAAGTTTTAGTCAAAGACGATTCCAAGTTAGAGATTTTGTTTTCTAACTCGTCGAATCTTTTCATAATTACTTCTGTGACCTTTTCTGATATGCCTATTTGACTTTTTGTGTTGTCCTGTGTCGGATTGTTAGGCTCTGTATCTAAAACTGGCTTAAAAGTCAAAATATGAGTTCTTCCATTTGCAAGCCATTGTTTTCCAAATATTTCTGTTCCGTCTGCTTTTGGAAAATAATATATATTCCCATCCATCGGAATGTCTGTTGCTTTTACAACGTCAATGCTATCAACAACTTTTCCAATAAAACTTGTCTGTTGTGATGTTGCCTGCATTTGAGAATTCTGCATAGGCGGTTGTAAGTTTTGCTGACAATTTTGTAAAAAGTTCATTCTTTCTGCGTATGGATTTTGAACATATCCATTATTAATCGGATAAAAGTTCTGATAATTTTGCATCCGGATTCTCCTTTCTTATCTTACCAATAACATTTTCAAACACGCTAACGGCTGTAGCTTGCGTTCCAATAGGTATTTTCTGCATTTCATTTTCGCTAAAAATCATTTCAAGAATCTCGTCTTTGAACATATCAATCACTCCTTACAATTAAAACTTACACCAAAAAAAGACGGATAAACCGTCAGAAATCATTCAAAATTTATTCATATGTATTATTGGAAACAATGCTCTTTTCTTACAATCACGTACTTTGTTTAGTGTAAAACAATGTATTAAAATATTTACACCATTTATACACCATTTTCATAAAAAATATAGTTATTTATAGATATTTATGCGAAAGTTAAAAATCCTCTATATACCGAAAACAACGCATTTTCGCCTTTTTGAACATTTCAATTTTCAAAGGTGGCGAGATGGTAAGAGTTTTTATAACCAACCATT